CCTTTCCACTACCCTAACGGACAGGTTCTTTACTACGATGCCAAGGCAGGTGAGTACTGGGATCCACGCACAGACTTCTATGTGCCTGCCGACGAGGTTCATCGCCTTCAGAATTCAATCTTCGACACCATCCGAGGCTGATGGTGCCCGGTGGCTGCCGGTCTGTGAAGGTGACGTCGGTGGTGAGGGGTATAGGTTATAGTGTATACTATACTACTACTATTGTACTAGTGGTAGCAAATCACCACCTTGAAACGAAAAGTACTCCACCCTAATTTTTTACGCAGCCAATTTTTTATCCCTGTATACCCTTTTTTCTACACTATGCAATTATGAACCACTCACTACATCACAGAGACATTGCCGGTCACCATCTCAATCCTGGAGACCACTGCCTAGTCACTGAACACAATAGACTCATCTTGGCTAAGGTTGTTAAATGCTATCCTGCCTCAAATGGAGTACAGTTACAGCCACTTAATAGCTCTGCAGGTGGCCGTAGATCAAAGCCCAATCAAAAGCTCATACGCAGAGAGTGCTACAATGTATATAGAATTGCGGACACTGAGATTACCATGAGCATACTCCGCGGCGCTGTTTAACTCATAAATAATCATATGGACAATAAAGCATACGAACAATACAAGGCCACTCAACCTGTGACCCCCAGACCCGAGCGAGTGGTTGCAGAACCCCTACCCACTCTTACCACAGTAGAGATCACAGTTATTGCTGTCATTATGACTCTTGCAGTATACGCACTCTATCGAGTCATTAGGGATCTTGTGAAAAAGTCTTCACACAAAGACAAATCCTAGATCTAAAAAATTTGCACTGTATTTTTTTAGTCTACAAGACCCATTTGGGCTGTATATAAATATTCAATGCGAATTCTATACACTCTGCTCAGTCTTGCTCCAGCGCCCTTGTTCTTTCTAGGGTTTGCGTACAGCCTATACACGCCCAGTCACTTGTGCGGCACAGACTATTCAATGACAGCCATGTGGCTTGTCATGATGTTAGCACACACTCTACCGTGGTTGCTATGGTTTCAACAGCGTAACCTTACCAGGTAAACTAAAGCAACAGTGGTACGCACCTTGTAACACTGCGTGAGCTTCCCAATAGTATATCTCCAACAGATCCAGTCTATCTGGGGGACACCATACCAAATCACATATACGTATCGCACCCACGGGGCCACTGATAGTAACAGTTGTGTTATATTCACCAGTGGTTGAGATTAGGGTTAGCATACAGTATATAGCACAATTAACTGCTGTGTTTACCCATTCAAAATTTGCTTTTTTGCGCGGTGCGCTTCGCGCTCTCAGACTCTGAGGCTGCCCGAGCTGATGACTGCTAATTACTGTTTTAAGGCCTTTCGTATGACCGTTACTCAAATTGTTGCTGCCAATCTTGCCGCTGTATGTGTTCTGGCCTTGGTATATCGACACATTACCTTTGCAAAAATGCGTGAATGCTATGCCATGTGGTTCACTCGTGCATACTGGACCAACTACAACATAGTGGAGTTTTTGTCCTGGGCCGCCAAGGCTGTGATTATCATTCCGGGACTGATATTTGGTATCAGTCTATGGTGGCTCTACTTCTTCACACTTGTTACCAGCCTTACTTTGATATGGGCCAGCGAAAAGAAACTGCTGCCCACACTGGTAGGATTCAATACCATTTGGGTCTGGATTTCTTGTATGGTACTTGCCCAGCATTTGACTTAAATATATTATCACGGAGCAGTCAAATGACCACTTATCTATTACCTCAAGCTCGTAACACTGTTACAGGGCAAACAGTCAAAACGCAGGATCTCACAGGCACACGTTTTGCTCTCAGCCAACGAAAATTAGCTCAAAGCATGGCTGATCAAACAGCTGTCAAAATGTCGGCTAGAACAGGCGATCTGTGGCAGGGCATTGTGGTAGAATATCAACCCACTGAGCGTGCTGGTTGACCTGGGCTGTTACTCTGTGTATAATATAGTATCTATAAGGAGATAAACATGTTTGGAACAACCTATACGGGCGGCGTTATGGACTACCGCTCAGCAAGTGAAATCAATTCAGCTATGGCTCGTGTCTATGGTCATATGACCGTGGCTGTGATCATATCCATGATGGTCAGCTGGTTTGTGGGCACCACACCTGAACTGCTGGCTTTCTTTTTTACGGGCATAATGAAATGGATCGTGATCTTGTCACCCCTGGCAGCCATACTGGCCTTGACATTTGCCAGCGAACGTTTTAATACCAGTCAACTAAGGCTATTCCTATACTCATTTGCCGGCCTGATGGGACTCAGCACAGCCACCATATTTGCTGTGTTTACCATGGGATCGATTGTGAGTGCCTTTATGGGTGCTGCCGTATTGTTTGCGGTAATGAGCGGCTATGGCTACTTTACCCGACAGAGTCTAGACAGCATGGGCAAGTTTATGCTTGTGGGACTAATTGCTATTGTTATTGCTAGTATTGTTAATATCTTTATTGGCTCAACTGTCATGCAGATGGTGATTTCAGCACTAGCTATCATAATCTTTCTAGGACTCACTGCCTACGACACACAAAAGATACGTGAAGCTGTATCAGTAGAGGGCGATACAGGACGCGAAGAAGTACTGGGAGCTCTTACACTCTACATGGACTTTATCAACTTGTTTATCAACCTACTACAGTTGTTTGGCATGAAGAAAGACTGATGTGGCGGGTTCGTTATTATCTAGTGGGCGGAACACTCACAGCCAAGACCTTTCCTAGTCTAACTGAAGCTACACATTTTATGGTATATAAAATTTCTGCCTGGGATGTACACGACTGCTATCTAATACAAGGATAAATTAACATGACCGTAAATGTAGAATATTACAAAGCACACTGGCTAGGTGAAACCTATATCAAGGCCACACAAGATATCTTTGCGCAGGTGGATGCTTATCTGGGCAAAGGTCCTAAACGCATTCTAGATATTGGCTGTGGCTTTGCCAATGTCAGCAAACAGTTTCAAGAAAAATACGGCAGTGAACTTTGGCTGTTAGACGGAGACATGGCTACCAATCCCCAAGATGCCAAACGTGTGAACAAGTTTGGTCCCGTTGATGATTTTCAGTTTTATACTCCTGTCAGTGATCTTCAAACTCAATGGGATCGGCAGGGCATGCAGTATACCTTTGTTGACGCTAATAATATCAACATTCCCGAACACGTTAAATTTGACTTTGTTTGCAGTTGGATCAGCTGCGGATTCCACTATCCTGTAGGTGTTTACAAAGATCTTATCAAGAAGCATACCACAGAAGATTCGGTAGTTATCATGGACTTTCGTAGAAAAAGTCTGTTTCTACAGCAACAGGATTTTGAAATAGTCAACCGATTAGACGGAGAACAAGTGCAGAAGAAATATCGTCTGCATATCAAATTAGTCTAAGGATTGGGTCTGTTCTAGGCTCAGTTCTTGATCTTCTAGTTCACGTATTAGATCAGTGATTTCATCAATAAGACCTAGATTGCGAAGAATCTTAAACACTAGGTTTTCCACACTCCACTCACCCGCACGTTCTAGACCGCTCTTACGCATCTTGGTAATCTTGTCCTTGACCACCCGCAGTTGCTCTAGATCTTTGCTCAGCAGAGCTCTTTCGATGTCTCGCATGACACCATCTTTTTTGGCTTCCACAGCACTGTCATCTACTTCTGGTTTGATTTTCTTGGGTTCAACCAGCCATTGACTTTGAACTATGCTATACACGCCTGTGCTGTGGTGTGGCTCATCTTCGCCCTGTACATAACATTCTACAGGTAAGCCTTTAATAGTAATTGTGTGCTGTTCTGCCCACAGTGCCTTTTTGGCCGAAAACAGTTCACGTTCTTCATCACTAGGTGTTCCGGGCACAATTAGATGCAGATCTAGATCTGAGTAGGCAGTCCAAGTATAGTTGGCATTTGAGCCAGTTATGGTATAATCAATAATCTTTAGATCAACACCGATAAATTCTTCAAAGGCTCGGGCTATCTGTTTCAGTTTGTTCGCAACTTCAGGCGCTAATTCTCCATCACGCCATATCTTGGGATTCAATCGACGATTTACTGTGACCACCGGCGATGCTGTAAACTCTCTTAACTTCACTTTAAACTCCGTACCTGTTGCGTTTTACTTGAGCTACAGGACTGACTGTGGCTGTATTGTCAGTTTCGTGACTGCCACGATCTGCTACCATTTGTCCTCGATGTCCAGTGACTCGTTCTCCGGCACGTATGATTTCTTCTTCTTCTGGAGTATAAGCACTGATAACAGCATGTTGAGCAGTGACACTGGTTGGCGCAATTTTGTGATTGGCCATAGCAAGTCCAAATCTATAGGCCTGATAACCATCACTACTGGGCATGGTGGGAAATTCGAAAGTGGTTGTCATGGGCCCACTTTTTCTTTTTGAAAAACTACGTTCTACAATAAATTCTTTTGCTCGCATTCATTATTTAGCCCACATCAAATGATACATGGCCAATGTCTGCTCGTCGTAGAATTCTGCCACTAATCTGCAGTAAAGATCATTTTGTTCCAAGATCAGCTGGCATACATTATGCGGCTGTTCTAGCAGCCATTTGGTATGATCCAAGCCCAGTGTTTTGTGTACCTTGGGCCAATCTATTTCTATTGTTTCGTTCTCTTCGGGAACCCAGCTTAACAGTGAAACTTTTTTATTCTTCATCGTTCATCGAGTTCAAAATCTCACGTAGCTTGGTGCTTTGTACACTGCCTCGAACTCGACCTAGACTAGAACCCTGTGTGGGATCTGCTATCTCACCGATTTCTGGATCTGCTTTTACAGTTGATCTATTTTTAATGCTTTCAATCAGTGAACTAGACCCGCGACTGGTAGCACCGTTAGATTCTTGTTCATCTTCGGGTAGGTCACTGATTTTAAGAGTTTCGATATTGAACTCTAGATCAATTTTCATACCCACACCACTGCTTGAACGTGTCTTCATTAACTGCAATTGATACCTACCACGTTCACGCATTGCACGACTTGTAAAGATACCAATCACATTATCTGCCGTTTGAATCTTAGATAGTCCGCCTGAAATATGACTGTGATCGAATTCAACTTCTTCAACTGCACCACGATTCAACTGTGCCGCAGTCACAAACACACATTGCTTTTCCATTGCTAGATTACGCAATTCTTCTGACACATACTTGTCTTTGACAAACAAGTTTTCTGCGGAGATCTTCTTGCCAATTGGCATTAACAAGTCCATATAGTCTACTAGTAGAACATCTACTTTCTTACCGCATTTAATTTCATATTCTTTTAGATATGCACGAATGTCGTTGACTGTTTTACCTGACGGCATATATTTGACCTGTAGCATACCCGACTTCTTGCCAATCATCTTGACCTTCATTTCGATATCATCTAGATTCTTAAAGATTTCTCTAGTGCTAACTCCGGTAACCATACTGTCAATACGCATACTTACCAATGCTTCACTAAGTTCCAGTGTTAGGTATACCACATTAAGGCCAGCCAGTGCAAAGTTAACGCCTAGATTTGCCAAGAACAAACTCTTGCCTGCACCCGAGCCACCTGCAAATATGTTGAGCTCTCCACGATTGAATCCGCCAAATAGCTTGCGATCCATACAAGGCCACCCTGTACTGACTTGTCCGTTCTTGTCTTTTAGTCCCATTAGACGTGCTCTAGGATCTGCAAAGTAATCTGTGCCCATATCGCGAGCAAGACCAATCTGAACTGCTTCTTTGATCAGAGCTTCTACTTCACCGTAGTTTTTATTTTCCAATAATTCAGCACTGCTGATAATAGCACGTTCTAGTGCTTTATGACGAGTAAAGTTTTCAAACTCGTCGAGCAGCCAGTCCATGTGGCCTTCTTTCATATCTTCCGGCTTTTTGAGATCTGTTCTGCAACTGGCATTGACCATGTCAAAGTCAGGCAATACATTGTAGCCCTTGGCATATTCATTCATGAACTCTGCCGCATCCTGTAGCTTTCGATCAAACAGCGTGTGATCGAAAATACCTTGACAACGAACAAATACTTCTGCATCTGCCAACATCAATTCAAGATATAATTTTTGTACTTCGTAACCGTAATCTTTTATCATAATACTATTATACACGAATCTCTATATGTTTCACAACCCCAAGATCTATATCACGTACTTGTTGCTTAGTGTGATATAAAACAGCACCAATACTACTGCTAGGGTCTCCCGGATTAGGCAACGACCAAATATATTTAAATTTAGGTTCGACTACACTCTTGTTGGCCTTACTATTCATGGCACATCCGCCCATATATACTAGACAATCGGAGCCAGTTAGTTCTTTTGCCTTATTCATGATCAGTTCAATTTGTTCTTCAAACACCAATTGAACAGCAGCAGCAAGATTACATTCGTCTTCTATGCTATCTATGTAGAATTCTTGATCGGTAACACCTTTGTGAAAATTATAATTCAATTTCAAAAGTCCTGTAAAATATTTTTTTACTCTGTAATAAAAAATTTTAGGATTACCTTTTTCAGACATTTGTTGTAACTGGTATTCGTCTCGAATTGGAGTCATTCCAAGGGCGTGAGTGAATGCACTATAAAATAGTCCCAAGCTGTGCGGATAACTACGGCTCCATACTTTTGTCATCTCGCCGTGATGACAATTCCATATAGTTGCACACTCGAACTCACCAATAGCGTCAAGCACAACAACCACACAACGATCGAACGGACTAGTGTAGTATCCGGCCGCAGCATGACTGCCGTGATGAGGAGTATAAGTAATAGGTGCATAGTGTACTTTTATTTTGTTTAGATATTGTTTAGGCAGAACACTTAGATCAAATGCTCTACGATATTGCCCCGAACGTAGTTGTCTTGCTTTTTTAAGCCAAGGACGCTCGTACCAAAATATACGATCAGGACCTCCATGATACAGTGCTTCAAAGATTGCAGATTGATCTAATTCGTCATTAGAAGAACTTTGATTCGATATTAGTTTACCTTCTTTAATCACTGCAAGACTGCTGCCGTGATTAAGAGCGTTAATCCCCCACTCAATCATTTGTAGATAAAAGGATCACGTTTTCGTAGTTCTTCCAAACGTTTTTTCATCCTTTGTTTTTCTTTATATTGATAATAGGGATAGCTTATCCAATACCATATTTTTTTAAACATTTTCATTCCTTATTTTTATCTTTTGTTCTTGCATTTTCTTTGCCATTTCTAATCTAATAGCACCGTGTTGTGCGGTCTTGATAGCATCGACTATGACAAATAATTTACCATATTTTTTTACAGCATCTGCACAATCTTTAATATCTTTATCCCAGTTAGGGAACGCCACTGACCAATCGTAGTCTATGGCCTGTTTGATCAATAGTACTCCGGCTTGATCTTGATCAGGGATCACAATAACTTCTTTGCCTAATTGATTAATGATGTGTGCCTGTTGTTGTGATATTTCATTGGTTAATAATGCAACTCCGTCGATTGCCAACGCATCAAACGGCCCTTCACACACGAACACATATTTGCTCAAAGGATCCTGTGCATCAACATTGAACACAAAAAAGGGATGTTGATCTGATAGATACTTAGGCTTACCGTCTCCTACTTTACGAGCAGTATTACCAACTACAACTCCGTCATACTTAAAAGGAATAATTACACGATCAATAAATCCAGGAGCAGGGCTCCAGCAGAAATTGTCATCCAGAGGATCGTATCCTCTGCCTATTAGATAATCAATAACCTTGCCAATGTCTTCGGCAATATCTGGCAAGTATGCACTATTGACCCACTCTGCAATGGTCATTGTTGCTTCGGGCAGATCTTTCTTGGTAAATTTAACCTTTTCAACAAAGTGTTCAGGTTCGTAGTCTAGGCTTTCAGTTTTGAGTGCTTCAAAGACCAAATGTTTGATCTCATCATCATTAGCGCCTAGCCATCGACATAGTGTTTTAAACTTTTCAGTTAGTGTTCTTCCTGGTTGCCAATTAGCTGTATATTTGCAGTTAAAACAGTTGTAGACAACTCCTTCACTGAACATTATGCCAGCACGTTTTCGAGTATCTCTTGCGTGACCTCTGTGTTGACAACAGGGAGCATTGAAACTGATCCATCCACTGGGGCTGGATTTAATTTTGGGCAATAATAAGCGGAAACGGTCTAAGACAAGTGTCATAGACTTAGTATACTATCTATACAGCACTTTGTCAACGGTTCCGGAGGTCGGAGTGTGTTTTATTCTAAACCAATTGTATTTGCCGACCAAATTGTGATAATCATTAACAGCATTTTCAAAATTCAATGTAGCAACATCAGCCCAAACTTCTGGACTTCCACCGTCACTAAGACTGCCTTGAATAATTACCGATCCACTGTAGTTTGTAAAGTAAAATTGAAATGTATGCAAGGAGTTTGGAGCAGTGACTTCTGGTTTAGCATCGATAATACTGCTGATATAATAATCGATAAAATTTTCTCCAAAACTCTTGTGTAGACTAAAAACTTTGATTGAGTTACTGTCAGTAGCAGAACCGTAGATAGAATGTGCTACTTCTATGGTACCCAGTGTGCCGTACTGACTGTCAGAATACAACGGAGTTTTTTCAGATACTAGGTATTCGTTTGCATTTATAGTAGTTCTAGTTTCTCTATGCAAACTGTATTGATAACTACCTGTTTCAATATCTAGTAGATCAGCAGCGGTAAGGGTAACGTTAATTTTGCCTGTAACTAGATCAGTGACTGTGCAGTCTTTTTCTAAAATCAATTCTTGAGTGTCTCTGCCCACTAGGGTAAAAACCACTGTAGATCCGGTTATATTCAAGGATTTTTGATCGGCATTTTTGACCTGCACTTTGATCCGGTTATCCATTCCGCCGTAGACTTTTATGTTTCGTTGATACACTTTTCGATACCTCTCTGTTGTCCAGGCGCCGACATTTGTAAACACATCGATGTTATTTGGGTATAAATAAACTGAAATTTGTTGCATACATTAACGGACCTTTAGCAATATTTATCTATGAGAATAACAGAAAACTTACAACAAAACTTTCCATTTATATCCGTGCTAAACCACGTAGATCAAGAATATGTTGGTATTATAATTAACCAAGATAATCAGATTACTAGTATGTACGACTATTCGTTGATAAAATCAGACCTAGAAAAAAGCAGGTTTATAGAACTTGGAGAAGCTTGGTGGTGGGAATCCAACCGTCAAATACCTATCAGTATCTTTCTTGCTAGAGAAATTTTTACTTATAGATATGCTATACGAAATTTTGCAACCAAAGATATTAAAGTTATACTAGGACCAATCACCAGTCTCAATGATATCATAATCAAACGTGTAAAAAGAAAATCTATTACACTAGTAAGAAGAGTGCCCTAAGAGTACCCGTAACTAATTTGTTCGCAGATTAAATTTATTTGAACAACAATAGCAACAGCATAGGCTGTAGCATGGCTTTTCTTAAAGTAATAATCGTCAGTCTCTGGTTTCATCCACACTTCCGTCATCACAGTTGTCCAATCTTTTCCTATCAGATGCCGCTTGGCCGGCCGTATCATTCCCAACACTGCCGCTAGTTGTTCTACGTTTTTCGGCTGCATTTCTTTGAGTATGGAACCATGCCCGTTGACGTGAAAAAGCAAACTGGTGAAATCGTCTTGTAGTAGTAAATCCCATAACGGCTCCTGATTCATTAGGTGTACTAAGTGATTTTCATCTTTAATACCTTTGTATAATCCAACATTGAGAAAATCTATTTTAAAATACTCTCTTTGTTCAGCAGTATCATAAGGAACTGCACATAGTCCTGTTAGGGCGTTAACTGGTACTTCGTGCATATAGATGCCAGTGTTATGCTTGACCAATCGATTGTTTTCAATACGACTGGCTCCTACGTGTTTGAATAGTTTTAATGCAGAATCTCTGTCTGTAAAATCTATGTCTATGTCAGGCATTATTGCAATCTCGTGCTTTCAAAAAGTAATAATGGTAGTGTCTCTGCTAAAAACTGTGCATATTCTTCAGCGTCTTCAGCGTCTTCAAATCCGGAGAATTTTACATAAACGTCGCTAGAGTCTTCGGCCACAACCACTTCGATATCGATGTCGTCTCTGGATATATGTTCTTCGTTGTCTTTAAGTTCTTCTTCAACAACTTCTGGTTCTAGCTCTTCTCGTCGTTTCTTAAAAATCATAATATTTTTGCCTCCTTAATGACATCTTTTATTAATTCAACATCAGCAGGCAGTGCTTTAAATCTTCTCATCCAAAATTGTGGATCAATGTATGGCTCAACAATGGCCAGTTGTTCGTCGTTCATTTTTGTCAACATCTCTTTGCCTGCTTTCGTATTTAACACAAGCCAAGGACTAATTGTGCCTTCTTTAATATCATGAGTAGCTCGATTGAGATTCACATAGGCAAAGTAGTGTTCCCATTGTGCATTGTTCACATTGGCCCAATCCATCATGGTTTTAATTGATCGCTGAATAGCGCCGTCGGCCGGTTCTATTTTTATTAATTCAGAAACATAGGTATCATAAAGTTCATCACGGCACCAATGATCTAGTTTGATACCACTCTTGATCACATAGTCTATAAATCTTTCTGGATATATCGGCGATGTATTAACTAAAAAACTTCCGAATTTAACAAAAGCAGTATAGTATGGACTACTAGCAAAATCATCAAAACTTTTAGTAGATTTGACCGTTTGGGTAATTTCATAGAATCTCTGATAGGTTAGGAGTCCTGCCTGAACGTGCTTTTCTGTTTTTGACATATGGCGACGTTTTTGTTCGCAGACATGAACAAATAGTGTTTTTTCTTTGGCGAAAAGTTTTTCACAGAATTCGCATTTATAATTTAAGTTCTGCAATTTGTTTTTTATCCCAACCGAGGTCTTGGCAGTATTCTTTAATTTCTTTGTCTGTGGTAATTGCGGCAAGAGTTTCAATATCATTGTGTTTCATATTAGGAAAGAATTGAGAAATTATTTCTTCTTTTTTATTCTTGGATTTTTTTAAGGGTATGTATTCGTGAAAGTGTGTTTTTCCATCGCCATAACTACACAGACACAACAACATCCAAACCAACTTGGGATGTTGTTGTATAACTGCCCAATTTTTATTGTAGATTTCATTTGTGATTTCTACAAAGTGTTCCTGGATTTCTTTGTTGGAACTTTTGACATTGCTAATGTAGCGATTTAAATTCCAAAAATCGCCTTTGATTTCTTTACGACCTTCGTCTGTGGTAGCATCCCAAAGTTCTTTGACTCCTAGATCTACTGCAGGAATTATATCTTTAAAAAGATCTACGTGTTTATTCTTTGCCATGGTCTTTACTCAAATGATATAGTATTTTAACACGATCTATGGCTTCTTGTAAAGTGGGATTTGTCCGAGATTCATTAATAATATCTTTCCAAACGGTTTCTAACTCGTAGTCCAATGTTAGATTTTCAGCAAAAGGATCAAGGTATTGCCCAATTACTGTTCTTTCAAGTTTTCCAGATTCTCTAGAATAAACGGTGCTGCCTACCCTTTCATAGATATACGTAGCGCCTGGTTTAAGTGTTCCCATGATCGATTTCCGCCATAATAAAATATTTTTTAATGAGCATTGGTTTTTTCTGTCCCTTGGGAATTTTGGTATGTTCCAAGTATTTTTCGTCTAAAATTTTATAACCTAAATTTAAAAACTTTTGTTGCCACCATTCTTTAGATTCTAATATTAAATGAGCATTTCGACCATCGGGTAAAATTAATTTTGCTGGGCCAAGAGCTATTAAATGATAAATGTATCGACTTCTTTTAGAAAGATATTCTAAAGTTTGATCTATAAATTCAGGCTCAATATGTTCTAAAACATCAGTAGACATTAAAAGATCTACATAGACATCATCTAGAGGAGAATCAAACTTATAATTTCCTGGATCATATCCTTGTATTGTTTTGTCTGGGTACTGTTCTTTTAATTTATCAACTAATCTTCCTTTACCGCATCCAAAATCTAGAATGCTGTTAGGATTAATTTTAGCAATAAAGTCTTCGGCAAATTTTGGAATTTTAGATCTTTTGCCAAACGGAGTGTCGGTATGTATATCTGTTAGAATTTTTTTATATTTGTCGCTAATCATTTTACTTTTAATAACTCTTGTATAGTATATAATTGTTGCATAAAAAGAGACGGGTTGTCAAGCACACTTCGCTCGAGATCGCCCGCCCTTCTTGGACATATCTGAACATCAAACTTACAGTCATTGACTTCTTTATATAACTCGATCATTTGTTTAACTGTGGTTCCGATTCCGTGCCCTAAATTTTCTATTTGATTCGTTGAACGATCAATTGCTTGTTCAAGAGCACAACAAATTTCGTTAACATGAGTGTAGTCGCGTACAGCAGATCCGTCTAGCGTATTATAATCGTCACCAAACAAATTGAACACTCCTGTCTTTTGTGCATTCATTAAATTCCACATTAGTCCGTCGGGATTAGTAGGATCTATACCGTCGGATCCTGTTACATTGTAAAATCTAAATGTAGTAAACGGAATAGATTTTTCTTTGCAATACTGATCTACAATTTCTTCAGAGGCTCGCTTACTAATACCGTAAGGATTATTCATTGGCCCTGCTGACCCTGTACTTGCATGTATAAATCGTTTGTATTTTAACTCTTGGAGAATTCGTAATGTACCTATGGTATTTGTTTGATAATATACTATGGGATTTTTTACACTCCGTCCAACCGCCACTTCTGCTGCCAAATGAATTACACAGTCAAATTCAAAATCTTTTTGCCATAGAAAATATCCAGGCATTGCAATATTATTTTGAGAATGCTCTTTAACCGGCAACTGCGGAACATTTCTATCTAGGCCGTACAATTCTAGATCATCTCTCTTGCTTAACAACTTGGTTAAGTGACTACCGATGTATCCGGAATTACCTGTTATCAGTATTTTTTTCATATAAAATCAAAGATAAGTTCAGGACCATTCCAATTAGAAAATCTTTCTTTGTACCAATCAATATTTCGGCCTATAGTACACTTATCAGGTTCTAATAATTTTAGTTTTTTAGGTTTTACATCTGCAACACCACTTGATTTCAATTCGCCTATGTAACAAAATTTAGTGGATAATTTTTCTAGATGTTCTTTTAATATAACAAGATCGTCGTCCGGAATAAAACCTAAACATTGTATTAATATAACTCCGTCGTATTTTTTATTAAAAGAAGGATAATTTTCAAATTCTGGCCAACAAGGATCAAATTTAGCAACTTCCTTGACTCCTAAATAATTGTCTAAGGTAGTAGATATACCAGATTCCCATTCTGTGTTTTGTGTGTATTGATAACCTTTTCCGCATCCATAATCTAAGATCGAAGCAGCGTCATGTTTTTCTACTAGTTTTTTAATATTTCTAGCATAAGGAACAGTATGTAATCCATTCCAAGATTTTGTGCTATTGTGATAGCGTTTTCCATTTTCTACAATTCTATAATAAGCATCACTAAACATCTCGAGTCCTCACCAAAGTTCTACGGGTATATTAAATTTTTTAAATTCTTCTATGATTTTATCTTCTCTTATTTTGTATTTTTCAGGTTCTGAAAACATAGTGCTGTGCCATTCGATATAAAGTTTATTAATAAATTTTAGTCGGCCATCTGTTATAATTTTTTCTAGTGTGTCGTATTCGGCGCCTTCGATGTCCATCTTTAAAATAGTATAATCATCTTCAGATAAATTTTGTACAAGCCACTCACTTAAATTTATTGTTGGAACTTCGACTTCTTCAACAAACGGTTTGCTGCCAGCTGGCCTCCATTCGTCTAAAGATACAATACTAGAGCCTGTTCCTGACCTAGCATCATTCCCATCTTTATCTGTAGACTTTTGAACATTAAATTTTACTTTACCATTTTCGTTGCTTATTGCTGCATGATAAGCAGTTAAATCTAAATGTTTAAATCTTGGATTTTCTAAAAAAACTTGGTAGGTATAAGGATTAGCTTCCCAAGCATATACCTTCCAGCTTGAATCAATATTATTAATTTCAATTTGTTTTTTCAAACCTTTTCCAAAATGGCTACCGCAATCTAATAAAACTTTTTTCATGGTGCGGCCTTTTTTGCTTCTTCTCTAGCTATTACAGCATCTTTATATTCTTGAGAAGTAATTTGATCTTTTGAACCGCCCTTCCATTGTTTAGAGTATCGAGCTTTATGTCTTGATGCATACCATCCGTATGGTCTTAATTCGAGACTCATACCGTTATAACTATATATTCCAGGGGCATTGGGTTTTCCAATCTTTTCCCACATCTTAATCCAGGCTACGCTATCGCCATGCCATTTCTTTTGTTCTAAATCAAAATATGTAAAACATTCTTCAAAGAAAGGCAGTGAAGATTTTTTTGCTAGACGCCATGCAGGAGTCATTACTATAGAGTCATTTCGATGTAGCATACACACATCGGTGGTTAGTTCTGGAAATTCTTGCAACAATCTAAAATCTGGTTCAAGAAACCAATAAACTTCATTATCTACCGCATCTCTTTTTAAGAATTCAACTATAAGTTTTTCTCGATTGTAGATAACTTCGCTCTTATTATCAACATCATAAAAATAATTTTCATCTCCCCAGCCATCGTGTCCAGTTATTGTTAAATGAATTAAGGGAATGTTAAATTCTTTTAAATTTTCTCGTAATCCCTTGACTAAATCTTTATAAATCCCTTCGCCGTGCCAATCGTATCCTACATCAGCATGAAATAATACTGCCTTCATTATGTTACCTCCATTGGTATAGTGTTTATGTTTTTTAAAAAACTATCTTTGTCCTGCCAAAAATTATTATTATTTTTAACTAGAGCTACACATCTTAAGTTATCCATTATTGTATTTTCTAAGATTGTGTAGTTGGAATTCAGAGCAAGATCACTGAAGAATTTTTCTGAATAGTAATAATTGCAATGATTTGCAAAATGTCCTTGAGTCAACGGCTCAATGTCGGGTATTAGATGAATCATTAATCCACCAACCTTAACGCACTCGTGTAATATTTTAAAACAATCATATTGACTTTCAAATGGTTCAACATGTTCAGTAGTACCTGAATTTGTTAAAATATCAAAGTATTCTGGCCATTCAGAAAAATCTGCTGATTTTGTTAAATCTTTAATCAGCGATCCTCGATTTCCGTTTAGGTCTATTGAAATATGATTATATCCTAAGTTTGTAAAATATTCTTTACCAGTTCTTTCAGATAACCCAGATTTCTTTTTTACAACTTGATCACCTAGTTCTAACATTTTTAGACCACTAATGTTTAGCCCATACACTCTTTCAATGGCTGCATTTATAAAATCAATGTAAGACAGGCGTAGTGCCATTATTTGTTATATCCAACAGTTTCTCTAGCAATATCATCATGATCAAATTCTGCCCAATATAATTCAAAGGCAATGCAGTCTGTTATTGCTTCAAATTGATGATATTCACCCGGAGCAACTTTTGTATATTGACCAGCCTTAAGCAATGTTTCGTCGACTAGGTCATAATTATTTTTCCAAACGCGAATAATCATCTCACCCTTTTCAACAAAGAATCCATTCCATTTAAATTGATGTTTGTGTTTTGAACACACACCACCGGCCGTAGCTTCAATACGGTGAAATTCTAATACACCGTTAGCTTCTAACAATTCTGTTTGTCCCCACACTTTACCTGCTTTCATACAACGTCCTTTTTAAGTCTGCGCAATATTTATTAAACTGTAACTCCCTATTAATATAAATATTGCACTATGACACCATTAAACTTAGAATCAAAAATTAATAAAAACGGATTTCTTCTTACCTGCGATACAAAATATTTTAGTATGTGGGCTAAGCCTTTGTTTTTCTCCATTAAAGATAATTGTCCTTGGGCACACATTCATTTTCATATCTTTGATCCAGTTCCCGGAGACTTAGAATGGGCTACTGTACACGGATGCACCACTAGTAGTGAAGTTACTCCTATTGAATTTACTAAAGATTTAACAACTAAAGCAACCTATTGGTGTTTAGCTAGGTACTTTAGAGTCCCTGAAATATATGAAGATACTGCTCTAGTAATTAATTTAGACGTAGATAGTGTTATGGTAAATCCTTTATCAGAAAAAGAATTCATTGCAGATCTGCAGACCACGTGGATTCCTACTAGGAGCAAAGGTGGCCAAATAAAAAGTCTAGCAAGTGCTATGGGATTTGGGGCAGATAACGGTCGTTATATTTTAGCAAAAAGATTTAAAGAAAAATTAAAAGAAGAACTATTTTGGGGCATTGATCAATCAACGCTTAACGAAATGCTTGCAGCAAACGAAATAACAAAAATGGACCTTCGATACACCGATTACAAATTCGGAAAAAAAGGTCCGTCATATTCGTGGACCGGAAAGGGTGAAAGAGTTCACTCTGAAATATTTGTAAAAGAAATAAGCAAATATAAAAATAGAGTTTAATTAGTTTTAAATTGTGTTACTATTGATGTGCTAATATCAGAGTTAACTAATTTTAGTATTTCTATTGCAACGTCTTCTGCTTCGTGATAATTTAGCGTTGGATTAATTCTGTGCATGGTCATTGGGGTTTTTGTTCGTTGCGGATTAATCAATGAAATAACAATGCTATCGGATTCGAAATAATCTTTAGCCCCTTGCCACAAACTATATAACGCTGCTTTACTGGCGGCATATACCATATATTCTTTTTTTCCAGAATCATAACACACAGATCCAACCATAATTATAGTAACAGGTTTAACAGGACGATTTGTCATGTAGTGACGAATTATTGACCAGTTACTACCAAAATTAACAGCCATAATCTTTTCATGAGTGTCTGTGTTAGTTCCAAAAAAACCAGCAGAGTTTATAACAACATCGGGATTTATATCAGATAATAATTTTAAAATTTGACCTGCACTTTGAGGCTCAAATAAATTAATATCTTTCCTAGAAATTATTAGTGTTTCATAATTGTTGTTAGATAAAAGACTAGCGGTGGCGGCACCAATACCACTAGTACCGCCAAAAATTACCGCAGTCTTTTTCATCGATAAAGACTCATAAACCCATCAACTTTTTCTCCAATGTAGGCAATTTGCTCAGGAGTAATAACTGGGCTACATCCGTGAAAGAAAGTGTTCTTCATCGTAAATGTAGCAACCGGAAAGTTATCACGTGCATCAGTTGGGTTCATTAAATGGCTATAGGCCGGTTGTAGCATAATATTACCGGCAAAATAAGGGCGTGTCTGTATTAGATTTTCTTCAAGATAATCAACAATATCCATACGAGCAAATGGAGCGTCCTCACGAATAGTCAACGGAAAAGCAAACCAGCTAACATCTGCTTTTTCTCTAGCTCTAGGTAAGTAGAAAAACTCTTCATACTTTTCATAGATAGCAAACAGTAAACTATAATTACGTTGACGCAAGGCATGAATTTCTGGAAGTTTTTTAATCTGTTCAAGACCCATTGCGGATTGTAGTTCGATTGGTTTTAAATTATAACCAATCTCATCGTACACATACTTGTGATCAAAAATTTCGCCCGGCATCTCTGGGATCCATTCGTTAAATCGTTTGCCACAAGTTCCGCACTTTAGCTTGTTTGCTTCTGGGCCAACACAATAACAACCGCGGCCCCATTCACGCAAACTACGAACAATAATTTCTTGTTGAGGATCGTTCATGGCAACAAAGCCGCCTTCGCCCATAGTCATATGGTGTGCTGGATAGAACGAACACGATGCCATTTCACCAAAAGATCCCAACGGTTTGCTATCATAAGTAGTGCCTAAACCATCACAGCAATCTTCTAATAGAATTAAATTATATCTGTTGACTAGTTCCATTACTTTATCCATATTAGGTGGGTTTCCTAATACATGAGCAAACGTAATAATCTTAATGTTTGGGTCACTAGCAAGTATTTGTTCTGCTTGATTCAAATCAATGTTTAACGTATCAATTTCAATGTCACAGAATACAGGAGTAAAGTCATTTTGTATAGTTGGATTAAGTGTAGTTGGAAATCCTGCAATAGGCATCAATACTTTTGTGCCGGGTGGAAAATTATGACCGCGTTTGGATTTCATAGCTGCCATCATTAACAAGTTGGCACTACTTCCAGAATTAGTTAGTACGCCCTTAGTTTTTCCAAATTCTTTAGGAAATGTTCTTTCAAATTGCAGACTTTTATTGCCCATCACTAACCAGCCGTTGAGTAGAGCTTCGGCTGCTGCCACATACTCATTGGCATCGAAATATGGGCCGGCATAGTTAACAAAATCTTTGCCAGCTACCCATGTTTTTTCTGATTGTTTTTGTTCTATAAGAACGCGAATTTGTTCTAAAATTTCTTTCATAAATCACCAAATAAAATTATTTCGATAGTACTCAACAACTTTTTCTAACTCTTTGTCAAAGTCTGCTGTTGCTGACCACCCTAAGTTTTTTAATTTAGTATCGTCGATACTATATCTTAAATCTTGACCAGGCCGAATCATATCAGTTAGATATTTTTCAATTTCTGTATCACCGTTTACTAATTTAATAATCTTTTTAACTACTTCGATATTTTTTTCTTCGTAGTTACCTGATATATTAAAAATTTCGTTTTTAACTCCTGATTCAATTATTGTAATGACAGCCCTTGCAGTGTCTTCTGCGTGTAACCATGTGCGTACAGGAGTACCTTTATTATGTAGGTCAATCTTTTTACCAATTGACAAATATTTTACACTTTTGGGTATTAATTTTTCAACATATTGTCCAATACCGTAATTATTAGTAGGTCTTAAAATTACATAAGATAAATCGTAAGTCCTACTCCATGCCAACACTAACATATCTGCTGCGGCCTTTGTAGCACTATATGGATTACTTGGCTTTAGTACATCGTCTTCTGTATGAGATCCTTTAAGAATATCTCCGTATACTTCGTCAGTACTAAAATGTAATAGAATAGGAGTTCTATGTTTTAATTTTTGATTAATTAATTTTAAGAGATGATGAACTCCGTCAATGTTTGAATGAACAAAATGATCGCTGCGTTCTATTGAGTTATCTACATGTGTTTCTGCCGCAGTATTGATAATATAATCACAATCATACAACATGTCCAAATCATTTATATCTGACTTAATAAATTTAAAATTAGGAAATTTTTTAAACTCTAAAAGAAATGACTCGTTGCTAGCGTAAGTCATTTTATCTACACCTATTACATACCAGCCTTTGTCTAGACAATGTCTAGTAATATGAACTCCAATGAATCCCAAACATCCAGTAACGTAAACAATTTTTTTCATACTAGTCCTTTAAACTGCACACTTTACTTATCACAAAACTTTGTCCAGTTGTAGTATTTCACTTTGTCTACTGACTTCTTTGACAAAATACGCACAAGGCGGATTAGGATCGTCGTGTAAAGGCACAGTTAATAGCTGTCCGTTTTTCATCTTAGGAAAATACCAACGCACGTCTTGATAAATGTTAACTATTTCTATAGGCATATATTCACATTTAAATCCCTTAACAGGATTAAAAATAAATGCATCAAATCCTCGTTCATTTATGCTGGTCAACGGTAATACTTCTGGATCCATGCCGCAGTCGCGATCTCCTACTATCATACACCAGTCTAAAGGCATCTGTATTTCATACCCGCCAATGTTTAACAATATTGCAGGACTATTAAATGATTCAAGAAAAATCAACGGCATAAAGAAGAAATCAGGCTCGCTGGGATTTGAATTATCTAGTACTGAAAATCTTGTATCTTCATCTACCTCATCGGGTAATTCGTTTAGATCAAAAGATCTATTGTTTAGTGTTAGTATTTTCATATATTGACCTTTGTTATCACGAAGGGGTACTTCGCTTCTTTATAAAATTTCTTACGTTCTGTAAGATGTCTTTTAGCGTATTTGCAGGCGCTGGTGATATCCCAGATCTCGACGTGGTCTTTGTCTTCGGCTCTCCGAATACCCCGTCCAATGCTTTGTATAACTCGAACAAAGCTCTTTCCGGGCTCAATAAGAACCAGATTAAAAATACGGGGGATATTAATACCCACAGCGGCCACACCGTAAGTCGCCACAATAATCTTATCAGAACTAGTTTTAATTTCATCATATTCTTCTTTTCTATCAATCAATTTAACTGCACCACTGACAAATACTGCATCAGGAATCAGTTCAATTAATTTGTTTCCTGTGTCAATTCTATTCACTAGCACAAGAGTGTTGCCAGTCTGAGAAATTTCTTTGATTTTATTTCCCATCCAACTAATACGATGATCGTCAGTGACTAAAAAACTATATTCTTCTTGATAATTGCGGAATACCTGTACGTCATTGGTTTGAAGAATGTTAATTTGTAAATTGGCCAATACGCCTTTTTCTTGTAGATCGTGCGCAGATACTTGATTGATCACTGGTCCTATACTGGCCAGTATTCCTTGAAATTCCCAGGCTTCTTTGGGCACAGTACCCGTGAGTCCCCAACGTATAGCACAGTTGCTAAAATTCTGTGTCAACAATTTTGTTAACACTTCTGCCTTGGCCTGATGCACTTCGTCTATGATAATGGCTGCTACACCTTCAATAAATTCTGCCAAGCTCAGTGTAGCATTGTCATAACTTTTCTTATCGAGTACGTTGAGACTTTGCCACGTACAAATGGTATGTGTCTTGCCTAATTCTTTTCTATCACCGAAGTATACGCCAACATCCAATCCTAGATTTCGATAGTCTTCTTCAGTCTGCACCACTAGACTCTTGTTAGGTACAATAACCATTGTGCGTCCATAAGTCTCGCATAAGTGACTGAGTGTGGCAGTGGTAATAGTTTTGCCTGCGCCCGTAGCTACTTCTTGCAAGGCCTGTGGATTTTCTAAAAATTTATTAACTACGTCGAATTGATAGTCACGCAGTACGATAGGTGTGCCAGCCTCTGGATGTCCTTTGGGCCAAGTTTTGCCTTGATCTGCCCAGTAGTTTTCTGTAATAGGTTCAAATTCTATTTGACTGTGTTGTCTTAGATCTTCTATGAGAATTTCGTAGCCTGCATCTTCTACTATAGGAAGAATTACATCTAGATGTGCAAGATATCCGGTACCGCCAATACCAAAATAGGTTTTAGTTCCGTCCCATCTACCCAGTTTGTAAGAAGGCATATGACGTGCGTAAGGCAAATCAAACTTTAATTTGTTGGCAATCTTTCGTCGTGTTTCTACTGCAAGTCCTTCAAACTTGATATTCACTTCGTCTTTTATTATGAGTCTACAAGATGTCAAATGATTTTGCCCCTTTAGGTAACGTTGGTTTTATTTCTCCTAGATAAATGACACAAGGATGACTTGTCATCCAGTCGTTTACATAGGTATTGGGATTTACATATAAGTTATTTGTTACAACTATTTTAACATCAATATTATCTTTAAACAACCACTTAGACGGTTTATGTTCAAATATAAAAATTTTTCCGTCTTCAACTGGTCCACCAAGGCCGTTGTCTTTTATCCATTGATTGAGTCCAGTATTAGATTCCTTAGATTCTCTAAAACAAATTCTAATATCGGACCTTGAGATTTGACATTTTTCAGAGTCTTTTATAAAATTCTGTAACCATTGTTCTTTGTTAGACGCACGATCCAACACTATACAAATTTTGCCATCTATTTTTTTATATACATCAAACAACTTTTCGTTACTATCGATCCAAAAAACATTATTACTACTTGATGCAATTTTTTCCACAAGTTCTTGTGATTTCGAAATAAGGTTCAAGGGAAATTGCATGGATTTTGCCAGCAGCATATCGTGGTAGATATCACCGGTTGAATTTTTTTCAAAGTATGCATCTGCATATTCATTGCTGTTTATCAAGACTAATTGATTTTCAAAAATTGTGCTGTAAGGTAGAAAATCTTCCTGGTTGGCCCATATTTCTTCCACTGATTCTACAGCTTCCAAAAAGGAATCATCTATGTCAAAATGATGTCTCTGTAAAAACTCATAAAGAGCCACAACATTAATTTCTGAAAATTTTACTTCTCTCAGTTTCTTTTCTTGGTTCCATTTCGAATGTCTAAAATGGTCTTGTGTTGTCAAAAATTCTCGGTCAAACACTTCTTTCATACTGAACGGAAATTTTAAAAATATCAAAAGTTCTCCAGTCTCGTCTTTTTCTACAAATATTTTTTTAGTAAGGTCTAGAATTCTAAACTCGTTTTTCCATACTGGATTTTCGATTTGATCAGCGTAGTCGAAATTATATTTTTGTGCTATGGCCTTGTGTTTTTTCAATATTTTTATGATCAGTCCGGCCTGACTCTGAGTCAATAGAGACCCCGTTGATATCAACGAATAAAAATTATAAGTAGCACTCTGATCTTGGCCTGTTAAGGCAAAGCCGTGACGTACCATAAGATTATAAAATTCTAAAAAGATGTCTTCAGTGTATTCGTACGGTACCATTGTTATATTATAACACCGATAATTTTAAAAATCAACTGTGTGCGTGTAATAGATGCTCGATGTGTGTTTGTAGTCTAAGAATCGGCATACCCTGGCCAATTTCTTCTACAGTCCATTCGCTATGACACAGTTTTAAAAACCAGTCATCTCGATCGGGCAGTTGAGGATTTTCTAAATTTTCCCATTTTTCACTGACTGGATATGCTAAACTTGAAGAATTGCAAATCACTGGAATTCCATTTAATGCGGCTTGAACTCCTGGTCCGCTGTTGTGATTTATTACACAATGATAATTGTAGTTGATGTCAAAGTCGTCGTAGCTGCCTTGTATTTTTCTTGGTGGCTCGACCACAGCGTCTATGAATTTTTCACGAATTTGAGATCTCGGATGGGGTCTAACCACAATTTTTCTATCACTGTATTTCTTTATTTCAATAATGGTTTGCTTGACCCATTGTTCCATCGACGGCTGATCACACCATTGCAAACTAGCACTGTGTTGGCAGGCAATTAAAATTTCTTGCCTTCGATGTTGATTCATCGGTTGCAGTGAAACACCTAAAATTTGTGGTCTTGCTAGATCTAAATCTTGTTGATTGCCAAATATGCCAAAATTGTTGATATGAGTTAGGCCTATTCGCCAGGTCACTCCTCTTTTTAGATTTCCTACCTCAATGATTATAATAGGCTTGTGATTTTTGATAGAATTTTCATAAATCAACTTATTTGGCTGCATTCTTCCCTGCCACAGTACTGACCAAATCACACAAACGTCTTCATCTTTGTCTACTATTGAGTGTCCTAGCTTTTTTAAACCTGCAGAAAACGCCGCAAACACTGGTGTGCTGTTTAGTGCTCCATTTTCTTGATAAATTCTAAAACGCATTTTGTTTGAAATAAATATATGAGTATTTAATGAAACCTATGAACAAGTTTATTAAAAGAATTAGTAAATCAAAAAAAAATATTAGAAATATTCTAGTAGTGGGCACCGGATGGGAGAAATTATCAAATCTTTGTGATGTATATCCCAGCGTGTTTATAATTTCCACCGGGCCACAAGACTTTCGAAGAAAAAATCTCATTTACAAAGAAAGTTTTGATCAAATAGAAACATTACCAGACATAGATGCCATTGTAATAGATAGAGATCAAGATATACATGTGTCTAAATTGCTTCCGTTGCTCAATAAATATCAATCAGTTATACTAGTTCAAGGTGTTGAGTTGTTTGCCAAGACAGAATACAAGTTTTTAAAAACATACGGATATGCTGTTACAGAAATGTTTGGAGATTCACACCTATGGAAAAAAATAAATTGAAAATTGCAGTCGTAACTACCTTTCACGAGGAAGGTTTAAAAAAATATGCACAACGTATGATCAATACGTTTTGCGATAACTGGCCAGCTGAGGTTGTCCTTCATCTTTATCCCGAAATGTGTAATCCCGTAATTCGTGACCACAATCACGTTACGCTGAAACGGTTAGAAGAAGTTGAAGAATTGATGTCTTTCAAAAACACCTGGCAGAATATACCAAAAGCTAACGGCGATGTATCTGCTGACCCTGTGAGATCACTAAGAAAAGATGCCGGAAAAGGATTCAAGTGGCATGCAGTGAGATTTGCACACAAAGTCTATGCTATTTTTGACTGCGCAAAAAATACCGATGCAGATATCTTGATATGGATGGATGCAGACACCATTTGCCATAGTCCTATCACCATGCAGGATCTATATAGAATGATTCCTACTGATAGCGAGTTATGTTATCTAGGCAGAAAAGGAAAATATTCAGAGTGTGGACTGTACTCTATGAATCTACGATCAGCAAATGTACAGGCATTCCTGAAAGAATTTCAAAGATTTTATGATCAAGCAGAACAGGGAATTTTTCAGTTAGCCGAGTGGCATGACAGTTTTGTTTTTGATGCTGTACGGGTGAAATTTCCGCAAATGAAGCAGTTAGACTGGGCAGCTCATCTACATGACATTCGTCCAAAGTTAGGAAGTTCTCAAGGTGAAGGTCATCCACTAATCAATAGTGAATGGGGTGGTTGGTTAGATCATCTAAAAGGCGGTAGGAAGAATCTTGGTAGAAGTAAACGTGAAGATCTCAAAGTTCACCGAACCGAAGCATACTGGCGCTAGATATATTGTTTGAAAAATTTCCAGGCTTCACCGGATCGGAGTTCGTCAAAATTCCAATGACACATACTAATTTTTTCAACCCAGGCCTGACGTTCTAATAAAGCTGGATTTTCTATATTACTTAGGTCGATATTGGCCACTGCAACGGTTTGACTGTGTTCTGGTATTGGATCAGTTAAAAAAATTGGAATTCCTTCAATTACACTGGCTACACTAGGACTACTATTGTAAACCACTGTGGCCCAAGCATTATATAAATCTTCTTTGAGCTCGGGTTTAGTACTAAGTGAAACTGCTTTGTGATTTATCTTGAGATAGCCCATAATTTTTTTATCCCCAGGGTGCGCTCTAACAACTATTGGCCGTTGACTATACTTTCTTATTTCTAAAATAGTAGCATTCATCCATTGTATAACATCTAATCCACCCAAACTCCAGCCACCATTGCGTTGAAGGCATAGAAGAATATGATTACAAGTTTTACGATATGGCTTTAGTGAAATATTTAAATTTTGACTAATTTTTTGCCACCTATTACAATCAATATCTTTATCAAAATAAAATCCTGTGGTGGGAAATACTCCGTCGAAGCTATATCTTAGATAATGCCAAGGATTAGATTTATTTGAAAACAAAAAAAGACTGCTGTCTACTATTAACGATCTTTTATTTTGTTTTTTTTGCAAATTCACTGCATTTTTTCTTAATTGCAGATGCGGTGCAGATTTACCGTGGTCATGTACAAAACCTTGTATCAATGCAACATCACAAGGAACAACATTTGTTCCATAGTGTGCTACAGCGGTATCACCTATAGCTGCAACACCTTGACAAAAATAGTCTAATATTTGAGGTTTTTCTAAATTTTTGTTATTGGGCGGTATACCAGCATAATAGGCTACTGCTGTGATATTAGACACTGTGATATTCCTTCACAATATTTAATGCAGTGCCGTCCATTAACTCATCGTAAGTAAATTGGCAGTAGCTGAGCCATGCTAACCAATCTCCCAGTGGTCCGTAGTACAGGTCATTGATCTGTGCAAGATTGTTTCTAGTTACAGAATTACTCACGTGCTTGTTGAGAGTGATGGCAGGTACGCCTGCCCAGATAGATTCCACAGCACTGTTAGAATTAATGCTAATTGTGCAATAGTAATCTCCTTGCAGCAATGTCTTATATAAACTGGTTCGAGTTTTTTTATTAACTTTGGATCTAATCTCGATAGGTCGATCTGTGTGTTTTTTTAACTCTGTTATTACAGACTTGGTCCAAGATTTTACATCGATATGCATAATATTGGCAGCAAATTCACCCGGCTCGACAATCAATATTTTGTTACCCTTTTTACACCAAGGCTTAGGAAATTCTGCAAAATTTTTCAGTCTATCTACAGGTGCAACAAATTGGTTATTAAAGTGCAAGTGGTTTCTTGTGAGCCTATGCCATTTTTTATTAGATTCAACAAAATTTGTATATCCACTATCTATAAACCAAAACGGAAGACCGTTATCAATTTTATCTATAATGATATTTTCGTTGCCTACTGTATTTCGTAATAGACAATCTTCTGCACTGTTTATGAAATCTTTCCGTCTAACCATAGTTGCTGTAGGATCAATTTGTTGTCCAACAGTTTTAATAAAATATTGTCGATTACTTTTCATATAAGAGTCAATAATATTGTTGACTCCTAATTTTTCTATTACATATTCTGTTTGTTTATGTATTTGACTAAAATAATTTTTTCTATAGTTTTCTAAAATTGTATTGACTTTACTGCGCCATTCTGTAGTATCTGCAGTCACTCCCCTTAGCAATTTTTGTTTAAATTTATCACGAAATTTCTCAATGTCAAATTTATGATGATTTCTTTTGTCAATGACAAAATCTATTGCTTCGGCGGTTTTTAATTCATTTAACTCAATATGAGAACAATGATCTTTTAGATCTATAAGACTTATAAGATAGTGTGCAATTTCTTTGTCGTTTACTAGTAGTTTCATTGGTTTAATATTTTCCAGGCTGTGCCGTTAACTATTTCTTCATTGGTGAATTGACCATAGGACAAGGTCTTACACATCTTAGTTATATCTTCTAAGAGTGGTCTATACGGATTTTTAAGTGTAGACAGATCAGTAGATGCCAATGTGCTGGCCGCGCAAGGTACTGAAATAAATGCAGGAATACCGTATAGTACACTTTCCAAAGATGCTATACTATTAAAAGAAACAGTGGCATAGACTCCGCTATCAAAAGCATTATAGATAGAATATCCGTGATTTCTTTCGCTTCTTGCACCCTTGACCCTAACTTCAACAGGAAGATCTGAATAAGTCTTAATTTTTTCTGTGGTTTCTACAATCCAAGCATCACAGTCTATATCATAATATCTACAGGCTTTAGGATTAGGTAATACTAACAAAATTTTCTTATTGTGATTTTTCCATCCTTGCCATACTAGTCTAGGATCTTGTTTCTGTAATTTTTCCCATCTATCAGAATCTACATTTTTAGGAAGTGAATGTTGTAGGTTGTTTTTAACTACTCTGTGCCATATTTTTTTCCCAGAAGTATTTCCTGGACTAGGAAAATTCCCCAAATAACCAGTATCTATATAATAGAAATCTCTTTGCGTTTTTTGACATTCAACTATTTCACTTTTGCTAGTTACACCACGAACTACCATAGGCTTAGAAAATTCTTCCATTTTTGTTGTACAGTAATTATTTGAACCCTGTACCAAAGCTTCTTCTAAAGATAGTTCTTTCATTGTGTTAATAGTTCCATTGCCTTGCCGTTTTTTAATTCTGAATTGTGAAACTGCCCGTAGGCTAGATGACAGGCCCAGGCATATAATTTATCTTGGTCGGGGTAGTAAGGAGTCTGGATCTTACTGATATCTTGAAGACTTACTGGACTTGCTGCATTTGTAGGAGCAAGAGTAAATGCTGGAATACCATGAAATACGCTTTCTATTGCTGCAACACTGTTGAATGTTACTAGAGCAAATACATCATTATCAAGCGCCTGCTGTAATGTGTCTGTGACAATTCTATCTATTCTTTTAGGTGCTCGCTCTCTAACTATTACTGGTCTATCAGTGTGTTCTTTGATTTTTGCAACAGTTTCATGAACCCATTGATCCTTAGTAACTCCGTAGAATTTGCAAGGTTTTTCGTCTGGCGCTGCAACCAGTATCTTTCTGCCGTCTTTTTTCCAGGGACGAAAAGTTTTATTAAATTTCTTAAAACGATCGTCGGGTCGCGAAATAATCTCACTGTGTTGTAGATCGTTTTTTACTATACGATGCCAAAGTTTCCAACCGTTAGGATTAGATGCAGTTCTTTCATTGCCAAAATATCCGGTGTCCATATAATAAAATGTGCGACCGTCTTTCCAGCAACGTTTCATTATTTTGTGTTTAAGAATTCCTCTTAAGATAATTGGATCTTGAGAATCTGTATAAACAAAATCATCTGTTGATACTGGTGCAGTTTTACATCCCGAGGCAAACAAGTTGATGTATTCGTCTTCGCCTTCTTTACTTAGAAAAATCATAGATTGCGTTGTAGACAGTAATCTGTATAAATGCGTTCACGGTGCCATTCGTCTCCCATGGGAGTTGTAGCAAAGTCATGAAAACTTGGAGTACCTAGAGTGTAATGTAACAACTTTGCATCTTGATTTGCGCCGAACTCATCAGGCAACCAGTTCCATACTTTAGGTAATTCTCCAATCAATTCATCAGCTAGCCAAGTAAATCTATGAAGTTGTGCGCCTGTGGCAGTTTCAATAAATTCAGGAGTTACTACTTTATTTGCGGAATGACCACAGTTCCAAAGAATAACACTTGACCAATTCTTTCGAGGATAGTTTTCGTTTTTAGCACCTAGGTACTTTTCTGTCATCTTGGTTTTGTAATCGTGTTTAACTACCATTACTGCTTTGCTGTCATCTCGGAGAGCCCATAACTTTTCAATGTCATCTCGAACTAACATATCACCATCCATAAAGATTGCCCAACCTTTGTACTCCATTAAATGCGGAACAAGAAAGCGGCTATAGATAAACTGATTACTACCATCGGTGTGTGTCTCTTGATAATCTTGCATATTTGTCAACGCAAGTGGTGTAAACGAAATTGATTTACTAGAATGTCTAATAATACTATTGGCACATACATGATATGCTACGGCCTCACGATGGTCATAACCGATAAAAATATTAATCATTTTCTTTCTATGTCCTCTTCTACACAATTTTCACCATATTGGATTTCAATAACTCGCAAGGGTTGATCTGTCTCATTACATAACTTATGCCATTGAGTTCTATTAATATGTATGTGTTGATGCCGTGTGTATTCACCTAAAAGATCCATGTCTGAGCTGTGATCTATGGTATAGACTGTGGCCGTACCTTCAGCTACAAACCAATGTTCTGCACGGTCTTGATGACGTTGCATACTAAGGCAAGTCTTAGGATTAACAGTTAGTTCTTTGAGTTTGACATGATTGCCAACTTCATGTAATACTCGATAGTACCCCCAGGCTCTACCAGTTTTAGGGGCTTTCCATTCTTGAAGAATCCACGAACTAGAATTCTTTTTATCCTCGCCCCCTACCCCAAATACAAATGATAGATTAGAATCCACAACATCCATTTCTGGAATGTTATCTTTGGTCCTATCGCCACCGTTGGCAAATATTAGTTCGGCATCAGGATAATGTGCTCTGGCTTGTTGAATAAAATGTTTTGCGGACCCATCATCATCATTAAAGGTATAAACTTCGTCAACCATTGATAAATTATTGATAATGCAGAGTCGTTCGTTCCATGGCATAAAAGCTGCACCTTTTTTACGAACAAGCCAATCGTCGGAATTTAATCCGACAATTAACATGTCACCCAGAGTTTTTGCAGATTTGAAGTAGGCAATGTGCCCGGAATGTAGGGGATCAAATCCACCAGTAATTAAAACTATTTTCATGCAGATATTTATCTGCGTATATAATGCAATGGTTCAAAGAGTGGCGTCTTCTAGACCAGCTGTACGTAGTTTTACAATATTGCTTAACTGCCACTGTTTTATGTCTAGAGCTTTAATAATGCCTAACCATTTGTTGCGTAGCAGTGCAAAATCGTTGATGATCTTTTCAAAATCTACAACGTCAGCTTCGCCTTCGACAAACTTTTCACAGTCTCTAGAGCTTAACTGACGTTGATAGGTTTCAAGATATTTGCGAAAATGTTGACTACGAAGTCTACGAAGTTCAATATTGAGATATTCTAAAATACCTTCAATTTCTTGCAGTTGGTTAAATCGATTTTCTACAATGCCGGGCATCTGCGCAGAGGCTTTTTCAATGTTGCCTGCTACACGGACATCTTGTTTTGCATGAATTAATTCAGCTTCATAATAAGCCACGGCATCTGGAATATTTGAAATATCTTTAGAAACACGATCATACCAATTCATTTATTCCTCATCTTCGTAGCTGTCTTCATCCTCGATGTCTTCTCCGTCGATGGCATAATCAATTGCAGTATCAAGATATGTGTCAACGCCTTTGAGGCTGTCAAGTACACTTTCTTTGATACCATAATCTATTAGTGTATTAACAAAATCCGCTGCTACATCTTTGCGATGTTTTTCAGGAATATGTTCCAGTACCAATGTCCAAATATCTGCAATTAAATCTTCTTTCATTCAGTGACCTCCAAGTCTGGTTCAACTGTAGTAGTTATCTCAGAAGTGGAAATTTCACCGTGTTTAGAAATGTCTGCCATTGCAATGTCTAAGCCAGTCTTCTCATTCTTTTCCCATGCCTTGCGGAACTGTTTAATAATCTCACCATCTTTAGTAGTGTAGACAAGACTGTTACCTTCTTTCTTAAGCAACCCCTTAGCCTCAAACAAGTCTACCAATCCACTATATGGACTCATACCTGTTTCATAAGGAATCTCAACCTGTACACTTTCAAACGGTTTTGCATAACGAGTTTTCATAATCTTACAGGCTGCACGAATACCTTGAACAGTTGTAGTCTTGTTGCCGTCTGCATCAAGTTTCAATTTTAATTTACGCATAGCAACTACAATTGAACTTGCATAGATAAAACCTTGGCCGCCACTAATCTTATCATCTGGGTCAAACATGTCTTGACTTGCGTATGTGTGATTGGTACATACCATACCGATGTTGTAGGCGCCAAACATATTAACACAGTTGCGAACCAGTGCTGTCAGTGCCTTAGGCTTACGACCCATGTCACCTTTCATGTCGCCTGCTTGAAACTGATTAACGTCTGTAGGAGTCAACAACATACCCAAGCTGTCAATAATAAACAAGATCTTAGGACGCTCTGCCTCATCCATTGTTTTGTATTCTGCAATAAACTCTGTAATAGTTTTTGCCACATCGTCAATCATGGCCATGTTAAGTTTCAACAACTTGTCTGGACTTGTATCAACGCCAAGAGCGTGTAACCATTTTTCATCAAGCGCATTTTCTGTATCAATCAAGATAGGATAAATGCCCTGTGCCTGTGCGTTTTTAACTAGGTTGCCTGAACAGATAAATGATTTACCTGCACCACTTTCTCCTGCAAACACAGTTACTTTGCCTAACGGAATACCACGATCAAAGTATCCGCTGATAAGATAGTTTAATGCGTAGTTGTTTGTACTAACCCAGTCTGTTGGATCGTTAAAGCCAATACTTAAACCGTCAATAGATTTAGTAATTGACTTTCTAAATTTAGAAATATCAAATGCTTTTGCCATATTATTTTTTTGCCCTGTTGAGAAATAGAGTGTGAGTTGCCTCACACTCTATGTTTAGTCTAATTACTTTTGACGATTGCGAATCATGGCAAGGATGTCTTGCGCACGACTTGCACTTTCACCAGTAGGTGCTGCTGGTGCTGCCTTCACTGCTGGAGTAGCAGGTTCTTCCCAAGGAGCATCTTCTTCAACTGCTGAAGCGGCTACTGGAGCGGCTACTGCGGCACGTGGTGCGGCGGATTTATTAGGATCACCTGTAGCTTGACCCATTCCTGCTGGTTTGAAGTATTGACCCCAACGATCCATATCATATGCTTCACCGTCAACTGACGCTTCGAACATTTCTTTCATGACCTTGAGCTCAACATCTGTAGGCTTTTTAGGCAAGAAGTCACTTAGATTGTGTAATCCAAATTGTTCAATAGCTGCCTTGTCTGCATCAGAAATTGCACGTTCACGACGGCTCCACTTTGAAGTAGAGTAGTCAGCAAAGCCACCTTTTGATGTCTTTGCAATACGGAAGTCTACGCCACGCATATAGTCAGTTGGCAATTCTTCCAACTCTGGATCCATTAATGCTGAACGAATGATTTGATAGATCTGAGGACCGATGATAAATCTACGGATAGGATTCTCTGGAATTCTATCTTCCTTGATAGGATCTTCTACCACAAAGCCTTGAAAGATGTATGAACGTTTCTTCCAGTATTTACGACCCATTTCTTCCAGAGCCTTGTCTTTAAACCAGCCACGAACTTCTGTAAGAATTGGGCAGGCTGTACCGTCATTGTACATTTCTACACAAGGAACCTGTACCTGTACAGCTCGTGAATCTGTTTCACCTTTGATACCTGCAAACGGTAATTTGATCATTGCACGTTCTACCCAGAAAAATGTATTGGCAGAGTTGCCATCGGGTAGTAAGCGAATTACTGCTTCCTTGCCTTCCTGCATATTCCAATGTGGGTAAATTGCGTTGTCTCCACCGCCGGTGGATTGTCCGGTGGACTTTGATTGTGCTTCTTGAAGTTTCGCACGAATTTCTGCTAATGTTGCCATTTTAAATGCCTCCTATATTATGCCTAAAATGTTTATATGCCTTATGCACATATGTTATTATGCGCTTTTTATTTAGCAAGGTCAATGATTATTTTTAATTTTTTTGAAGTATATTACCAAATGCAAATTCACTCAAGAATCCACGTTTGCTCTAGTTTGACTCAATTCTTTTTTCAAAGACTCATAATCTTCCAACACAGATAGTGTAGGTAAATTTGCTCCGCGATATGCAGGAGACACAGTCTGCCATTCTGATTCTTGCACACCAGAAACAATCATTGCATGATACTCGTGTCCATCACTGGTATGTAATTTTACACGCTGGAAGCCATGAACTGTCTGTGCTGCCTTGAGCATGGCGTTAGCCAATGCTCGTAACGCAGAAGGATCTGCTACTACCACGAGATCTTCTTGTGGTTCAGCGTGGGGATATATGTGTAGTCTAGCCATTATGTAATGTGTTCAATGTCTTTGATATCTAATCTCTTACTCTTGTATACTTTAACACACTCACTGCGATTTGTATAGTCCAATTTACCTTTACCCCACAAGATTGGTTGATCGTGGAAACTGATAGCATGATTCAGCATGACATCCAAATAGCGACCATTGCCGGTGCCTATGGTTGCAAAGGTCATGTAATTTTTTGGACCACTCTTGAACACTCTATAGTTGGCCACTAGCCCTAAGAATTCAACTTCGCCCGGACGCCTTATTTCTTGACAGGCTGGAATGAATCGTTCGCTGCTCCAGCGTCCGGTGCGAACTAATTCACTGCACTCGTCACCCTCACCAAAACTACTCACAGCGCCAGCTAACTTGGCTTCTTGCCAATAGACCCAACGACTGTAACTGCCTTGGCAGTGTTTCAGCACTGCTGCCCAGAATGCCTTAGGATTGTGTGCTTTCTGGTAGGCCAATGCCCAAATCAATCTGCCCAAATTAGTAGCATGGGCACGGCATAGACCAAAGTGGCTCAGTTCTCTAAGTGCGGTCAACACACTGTCTCTCTCAGGATGATCACCGATCAACTGCATGAACTCAAAAATCTTTTCTTCATTTTTTTTGGCAAATGCTCGGCGCCACATGTCTGCGGTGTACATGTCACATTTTAGAATATCTGCTATCAATGTGATAGCATCATCCTCAAACACAATAGTGTGATCGAAGTTGTCTTTACTCCAGTCCTGAAATGCACTGGCCTTGCGTCGACCCATGGTAGCTACTGGTCTAATCAATGCAGTGGCCAGTGTGCAGTCACTACGACTTTTTACTCGCAGTGCTCGAAACAATCGTTTCATGGCTGGCGATTCTCCTTGAGTCACACCCAGCACATTGCCTTGCTCTAGTATTCGACTGGTGGCTTCATCGTATTCAGGATAGTCCATTAGCGGTCGTTGATCTATTTCCCACAGTTGACTAAGACCTCTATTAGCCAGTATGTCAATCTTGAAGTGTTCGAGATCCTCACACTCATTTTTGTCCAGCAGGATTTGATTGGTCTGATTGATTAAACTCTTAGGTACTGCTCGATCAAAGATAATGATGCCGCCACAGTGTTTGCTGATACAGCGTTTCTTGCCCATTAACTTGGCCGTGATCCTCTCTGCTTCAGCAACTTCTTGTTCTGGTAATACATCATCAAATTTAAAGTTGCGTTTAAGTACTCCCTTGGCACCCATACGCTTGGCAGCTTCTCGCCTAGCTGACTTTTCTTTATACATGATATAATTAGACACTCGAGCACTTTGGCCTGGCCAGCGTTTGAATATTCTATTCATCACTGTTTCTTGTTGCCAATGCGGAAAATCTAAATCAATGTCCGGTAAGTCATCGCGTTTGGGGTTCATGAATCTAGCAATAGGTATGCCTTCTGCTACAGGATCTAAATCACTAATGCCCATAAGCCAACATACGAGACTAGAACCTGCTGACCCTCTGGTGATGTGTGGTATGTCTGTTGTGAGATCTAATATTTCTCTCACTCGCAAAAAATGTTTGCTGAAATTCTGATCTCTAATTAGTTCTAATTCTTCTGCTAACCTATCTGTATATCTAACATCTTCTGGTATTGTGCGCCTAAATTGTGTTATGAGCTGTTCTAAGTCTTTGTATCTATCCATAATGTACCTTTGTGTGCCTAAGGTAGATATTTATAATCAACTTGGATTGGATTATATTTTATTTTGCCAATAAAAAAGCCCAGGGCTTAACCGTGGGCTTCTCTATATTTAGCCAATGCTATTTGTCTAGCTAGCCATAATCTAAATTTTACATAATCTGATAATTCATCTTCAACTATCTTACCAAACTCACGAGCCTTTAGATTACGACCAAAAGTAACCTCATCGTCTATTATGAGGTCACTCTCGTCTAAACCAAAATTACTTCGCTGTGGTAGTAGCTGGCTTTGTGTCTGCTTTAGCTGGCTCTTTCTTAGCAGGCTCACTTTTGACAGGCTTCTTTTCGTCCTTCTTAACTTCAGCTTTGGCTGGTGCTGGAGCACTTGCTGTTGTAACTGGTGCTGTTGCAACCGGTGTTGCTGGTTTGGCTTCTTCTTTCTTAGCAGGTGCTTGTGCAAATGCTGATACTGCGAACACGGTAGCGAGGATTGCGATTGCTGATTTCATTTTAAAGTTTCCTTTTGGTTAAGTAGGAATTTCTACCCCTACATATATATAACGCGGTAGCCAATGAACTCGTTGACAATCAATTTAGCCAAAAAGAAAGGGCACCTAAGTGCCCAGTCTGGTTGATATTAAATCTTAATAGCCTGCAAGTTCTCTAATACGAGCAAGTTCTGCAATCTGCGGATCTTGCTGTTGTGGAGCCATTCTTTCTACCATTTTGCGAGCAACCATTTCTGCCTGTTCACCAAACTTTTTGCCTACCATAATAGCAACGCCTTCTGGACCTTTAGGGAATGTGCCTGATTCGCGATCATAAAATGTATGAACAAATTCAGCAAGTTCTTGAACATTCATTTTAGACTGCATGCCTTTTTGTGCTAATGCTCTAGCACTATCTTGACCTGTTCGGTTCGGATTGTTGGGCTTTTTAAAATTTGACTTTTCATCATCTGCATCCCAAGGAGGAGAATGATCATCATCGTCTTTTTTAGACGGTTCTGTGTCAGCTTCTCCCATACCTAGTTCTTGTTTTCTACGTGCTAGACCAGCGGAGCTAGTTGGCGATTTTGTTTTCTCGTCATCTATATCCTTGGTGCTCATTTTCCAATCATCATCGCCTTTGGCTTTTCTCATAAAAGCAGGAACATCACTTTTATTTGGACCATTGGCTTCTTCTTGTGGTGCTTCTGGCGCTGTTATATCACCCCCTTGGTCAGTCGCCGGCGCTTCACCTTCTGGTTCAACAAAATCACCAAAGTCTAGTTGTTCTAGCGTATCTGGTGCATTTTGTTCTAACCATTCTTTTACTAAACCTCTTGTATCTAGTTCAGAATCTTGTTTTGATTGTTCTTTAATTGATTGAAATAATTGTGGATCTTCAATTATACCTTTTAGGCTTTCGATAGCATTTGTACCATCTACACCTGCTGGAAATGCTTGGCCTACTAGCTCTTGTAATTCTTTTATGGCTGCTGATTTTTCTTCTTGGTCTTCGCTGGAAATGGCTGAAGCCTCACCTAGCCCCATTGCCCAAGTTTCAAATTTAGCAAATGGATCGTTGTAATTTACAGCAACCTCGTTTTCTACTACGTCTGGTTGCGTCATTTCGACTATGTCGTCATAGCCTATTTCGTTTTCTTTCATTATTCTATACAGAACAGGAAATACTGATTTGATATCTTCTTTGAAATTTCTTACTGTAAATTGATCTGTGTACTGTTCTACTACATCTTGCGGAATCTCTACGGGTTCCATTGCCTGGAAATTTTCTTTGTATGCCTCATAATGACTTTGTTTGGCCAGTGCTTTGATTTGTTCTCTTAGACCATTTAAATACTGAGATGATCTTTCTACAATAGAATTGTTTATTGAATTCATTAGGTCATTGCGTACAACATAACTTTCAAAACTTTTTAGTTGCGCAATTTCTTCACTCATACCTACAATACTTTTTCCAAGTTCATCATAAGGTAATCCACCATTGGCTACGTGACGTTGCATAGCACGAGCACCAGCTAGGTGAATAAAGGGATACTTGAATCTCTCACCGTCTTGATTTTCCACAAACAATGCACCAATGTTTCTTGTTCTGCTACCTGGGGCAGTGTCGTCCATGACTGCTTTGCTGTGTTTGATGATTAGACGTGTATCCATCAATTTTTGGAAGCTGACGTTCTTGCTACCATACATTGCGCTTTCGCTCATAATTGATTCTCCAACAGTGGTGTTAATTGTATTTGGTTGTGTTTTTTTTGGTGTGTTGTATTGACTTAAAAACGCAAAGTCTCTACGATCTAGATTGTCTTTGGCAATATCTCTAGTATCAAAACTCATTAATCTTCTTTTTGCAAATAAACGTAATTCTTTTAAAAATCCATACCAGCCTTCCTTCTGTAAGGTATCCATACTTTCTGTAATACCTGTGCTGAAATAAACTTTGATAGAATTATTTTCAGCAAGGCTGATACTTACATGACCAATGGCTGCTTCACCGTCTTTATAATCAAAATCAAAGAATCTTGCTTCTTCGGGATTAATAGTGATAGCGCCTGTTTCGTTGCCTAATTTTAGGCCAGAAAATCTACTACGAATTTTGTAGAATAGATCAGTGGCAATATTGTTTGTTGCATCCATAGTTATATTTATCAATAACCGCTACTGACAAAGATCGGCATTGGCATTTGATCTTCTGTAAGTTTTTCCGTCATTTTTTCATAGATTTTGGGATCCCAGTCACTGAGAATGGTGGCCATACGCAGTATCAACAGTGTTGCACTCACAAGATCGTCGTGTTCACCTGTTTTAGCTCCAAATCCTACCCCGTGAGCCACAAAAGTTTTTAATTCAGAAATTAAAGGCTTGCTGTTAAGTTTCATCTTTTGTGTTTCCAGCATATGCTTGAGCTGACTACAAGTAGTTATTTTTGTACGATGTGTGGTATTAAATCCTTTACGGAATTTTCGAACATGACCTTTGCGTATGGGTTCACTTAGAAACAGTCCAGGAAAGTTTTCTTCGCCTATATTGTTGATCACAATTAATGCAGCTTCACCCAAGGTATTATTTTCTACACTATAGTAAATCTGCGAACTTGCGCCACCTAGTTCTGTGCTTCTGTCTTGAATGTATTTGCAAACTTCTCTTAGATGTTTTACTTGAGTCTGTATAGGAGTTAAATTGTGACGCCACTCGGCTACCTGAATCATACTAGGCATTTCAAACACCTGGATGGCAGCATAGTCTCCGCCGGTACCAAGACTGGGATCTAATGATACTAGATAGGTGCATCTAGAATCAATTTCTTTATACCAACGTGTTTGACCCATGGTCATTATGGGATCGATGCCTTTTAGTTCTGCAAGTTTAACAGCATTGATCAGTGTTTCATCAAAGATTAAAAATTCGCAATCAAATTCTCTACGAAATCGTTCGTCTCCTATTTTGGCTCTTTCTGTTTGAGCCCAAGCATCGTCGCGATCGGGGTGTTCATTCCAGTGTGCAAAAAAGCTGTGAAATCCGTTGGATCCTAATGGGGTTTCATTGCCAAACTCATCAAAACGTTTTTGAGCTTCTGTCCATATTAGAGCAAACTGATCTTCGTCGGAGTTCGGAGTTGATGTAATAATACACTTACCACCTGTCGATAAGGTAGGTGATAACGCAGTCCAAAACTCTTTGGCTTTCTCTGGCGGTTGCACAAATGCAAACTCATCGCAATAAATTAATGAAAGAGACTTACCACGACCTGTATTTTCCGTTGTAGTTACTGCCTGTATACGAGCGCCGTTGTCATATTCAATGGTATTTCTGTTATACGAATAAACGCCAGCACGAATAAAATCGGGAAGATTTTCATAACCAAATCGATATCTATTCATGATATCCTGGGCACCTTCGTACTTGTGAGCAGCAATTAATACTTGTGCTTCCGGTACAAACTGTGTGTACCATAATAAGTATCCTGTGGCGCAGGTAGTTTTGCCCATCTGACGAGGTAACATACCAATAGACTGTTTATAGTTGTGGTATGATTGAATCAATCGTTCTTGATACTCGTAGGGTACAAAGGGAATTGATCCTCGCACGGGATGTTGAATTTTTAAAAAGTTTTTACAAAAATATAACGGACCGTTAACAGGATCCATGCAGGCTTCTAGATGTTTGACTTCCTCTAACGTATATCGCTGAGGTGCATGTGCTTTCTTAATTAAATTACCGTCTAGTGATTTTGCCATACTGTTATTTACTGAAAAAAATAGGCTCCGAAGAGCCTATTTGAGTTTATGTTGTTATATTAAGCAACAGTAATACTTGTCGCTGCTGTAACGGTAGTTCCTGTAACGTCAATATCATTAGGGCCAACTACTGTACCTAGGTTTCTAATCCTAGTTTGAATATCTGCTGCTGAAAGACTTAAATCAGTAACAATGTGTATTGTTCCTGCCGATGAATCAGTTACCAAAAACATCAAAGGATTAATTTCTTTAACAATCATTTCAACTGTTTCGTCTACAGCATCATCTTCTGCTCTTAGATCTCGTGCGCTTGCTGCTGCATTTTTTACCGTGATTAAAAATGCATTAGCATTTAAATTATACAGGGTGGCTACTGTACAGTTAAGTCCGTTTGTTCTTGTAAATGATCCCATTTATAGCTCCTTAATCTTTTAATCTACCATCAGCTTCGGCTGACTTTAACATTGCTGCACGGTCTGAATAGCTTCCACGCTTGACATCTTTAGCGGCTTTCTTCTCACCCGGAGTAGGATTCTTAATGTGCTTTAATGGATCAAACTTTTCAGATTTGACTTCTGCTAAACGATCACGTAGTTCATTTCTAATAGAAGTTCTTAAATCAACAGCTTCAACACGTTGCATGGGATTGTCGCCGCCTGCTACTTTAGGATATGTGCCTTTAGGTCTGTTCATGCCGCCCGACAGTTTGTTCACCATATAATCGATGTCTTTGTATTTTTCTTCCGGCTCGTTAGCATACTCATTTTTCTTTTCGTCGTCTTTTTCCATGCCGCGATCATCGTCTTTTTGATCATCTTCATCGCTTGAGACTTTGTCGATGTCATTAGGCATATTATCAGAGTCCATGTCGCTTGGGCCGCCCATGTTATCTGCATCTGGCTCGTCGTGTGGTTTGTCCATGTCTAGATTAGGCAACATTTTTAATGGTCCTGCATCTAGATTACCGAGATCGCCTATAGCAGATATGCTAGGTCCTGGAGGAGTCAACGATGGCATGGCAGTCATGGCAGGCATTGGCATCATCTTAGATGGCTGATTAATCATATCTGGATTTACTTTGGTCATTAACTTTAGTAAACTTTCAATATTATCCATACCTTGTGCGTTTAGGTTAACACTCATGCTTGGATGTGCAGGAGGAGGCTGATCATTCACCGACAGTGGCATACTCATAGGCATAGGTGCATCACCACAGGCTTCTGTAGCAGGCATCGATTGTGTAGTTGGTTGATCCAAGTCTCTCATCTTGGCTAACAGTTGATTAAAATCCATTATTTACTCCCCATTGCGCTTTTAAGGCCCAACTTGTCAGTCTTGCCTTTGGGCAGCTTATATTCAGTTGGCCCAGTTTGATCTTTTTTACGTTGTTTTGCAGTCTTTTCAAGGTCTTTTAAAAAACTTTTGTTGAAGTCATCACCAAAATAGTCTTTGTGTTTGACATTTGTGTTTTCTTTGTAGTTGGAATCTGTCAACAGTGCCTGTCCTGATGGTTCATTATCTAGCAGAACTTGATCAGCTTCCGTTGGTTCACTGCCACCCCGTACACGAAAACTAGATTCGTCGAGTCCTAATGCCTTGACATCATTGGTTATTTCTGGTCCTGTAATAGGATATTCACAAATTACTTCGAACACAGTTACTTCACAATTTTTCATTGTGGGAAAGTCTAGGGGCAATGCCTGTATTGGTGTGGTCTTGATTTTTTCTAACTTGATACATTTGCAGCGATCTAGTGCTGTCTTCAAGTTTTCTTGAAAAGCCTCAGGCAATTCTCCAGCCACTTTGACTTTAAAGTTATAGATTTTTTTGCTTTCAGCAAGATATTCTGTAAATGGTTTCATGTTAGTATTTATGCTTTTCCGCTTAATTTCTTAATGAGTTCGTTGCGATCTGTAATTACATAACCCTGACCGTTGATCACGTCATTTGGGTCTTCGTTGTTATCTTTATCAATCTTGTATTTTTTTAGTTGTAGATCTATTGCCTTTAGCTTTTTATCTATTTTAGCAGATTTAGCATCGATAGCGTTTTTAAGCATTCCACCTGCTACTTCAAATATACGCCCACTGTAACGCACTTCAACATTCATACCTAGATCCATGAGATCATCGTAGGCCTTTTCAGCTTTGTTGGCAAGACTATCTAGATCGCTGTCATTTAAATCATTTAATTCAACTATCTGTGGTAAACTCTTGGTTATTTGATTTACAGCTTCGATGCTGTCATCTAGACTTTTTACTTCTGTGGCTTTTTCTACTAATTCTTCGTTAATAGTCTTAGGCACAACATTTATCTGTTTGTCGTCTAAATTAAATAATTCTTCAAGTTTTTTGGTCATAGCAATACTTATCAGCGTTTTGAACCTTGATGGAAAATATGTTCCTCGTTGACCACACGAAACTTTATACCTTGCTGTTTACACCATTTAGTGGCAGCTTCCCATTTGGCCAAATTCTTTACATACTGTTGTTGATTATAAACACTCTTGCCGACATTGGCCAACAGTGTTTGACTAGCTGGTTTTACCTCAACCACTTCTGCATGCTTTGCTCCGTTCTTGTCAACGTAGGTAATAAAAAAATCAGGTACATATATGGTATATTTTCCTGTCAACGGATCTCTGTAAGGTATTTGTATGCTTTCGCTGGCCCATTTTTCTACACCCTGATGTTCATCTAACATTCGCATAAAAACAAATTCCCAACTTGATCTTGCCAATGGTGTTTTGGTCCCAACATACTTGCCAGGATTTTTCATTTCGAATCTTCCTTGAGCAAATTTAGCCATTATGGTAAAATGTTTCTAGTTTGATTTATCTTAATAACATTTAGGGCTCTGAATCCTAATGAAGATGTGTTGGGACGATATTTGTTGAGAATCTGTGCAACTACTGCACTGAGTTGTGTACCGTTGAGTTCTTTCAAGGTGTCTAATATTTCAAAAACAGCAACGCCATCGATTTTGGCCTGCCGCAGTATGGTCATTGCTGTGGTCAAGGCAGCTTCTTCTTCAAATCCTCTACCTGTAAAAAATCCTATACTGGCAGTGACTTCATTGGAGCCAAATTCCAAAGGGCGGCGGCCGTAGGTATCAAAAAATAATTTTGTACTTGAAGCACTGTCTGTTTTTGTAACTGCTGGTAAATTAATTGTGCTCATGGAAATTCAGTTGGGCTTTCGTTACTGCTGCCAGATGATAATGGGAATGTGTTATTGGCTGACTGTGTCTGCAAAACTTTCCTAGTGGCAGTAGTGGCTGCAATAGATCCTAATGCAGCACCTATTTTAGGAAAACTGGCTCCTACAATTCCGCCGACTGTGTTGGCCGCTGTTAAAATATTTGCAGGATTTCTCAATTCTCCAATAACTCCATCCACTGTGGGGAATTGTCCCCCATTGTTTTTGTAGGTATTGATTTGAGAAATTGCTGTGCTTATAAATCCGCCTGGATTTTTCAATATGTTCTTTTTGGTTACATCACCGAATACAGATTCGATGCCACCTAGCACATCTCCAACTGAACCCAGCACGTTGCCTAGTCCTAACGAACCTCCTAGCACATTGGGACTTTGCACAACATCGTAAGACAGACTTGCAAATCCATCAGGCTGTCCATAGGCCACACTGCCCGAAAGATATTTTACACCTTCGTACTCGACAGTCATTGTGTTATCTAGCGGTTCATTCGATGAATAATCTACCTGTCCGTGAGACCAAGATTTAATTCTTGGCGCCAATAGTTCATATCCGTTAAATCTATGTCTGCTTAGAGTATATAAAGATATTTTTCTAAAAAAGTTTGTTGGGGTAGCAAAGCCCATTCCATAACTTCCAGAATAATTGAACAGACTCATGGGATGATCGTTTTGACTGTTTCCACCGTCGCTGGCATAGTGTGCGTAGTAGGCCGAATACATTGAGTGCATTAGACCCGCATTGTCATCGTGGAATGACAAATTAAGAGGGTCGTAATTTATTTTCTTATAAACGTGTTTGGTACGATTGTACACATTTTTATTTGACGTATCAAAATTAAATTTAGGCAGGTCAGTTGATTTGATTAGTAGGCTAACTTCTCTTTCAGCACCTGAGAATACAGCATAATAAAGAAATTTGGTTCTAGGAGTTAATCGATAGTTGTTGTCAACAAATATTCGTGTGGCATGCTGAAAATTCCCAACCACACCTTTGGGTCCTCTGAGAGCACTATTTAAAAATCGTGTAAACTTATTGGCCATATAATTATTTAGTCATAAAAAAAGCCCGAATAATTCGGGCTTTTTTGTGTTCGGGTATTAATTAAATACCTGAGCTACCTACTGATAAAGCACTAGCTGTTGGTCTAGCTGTACCGGCTGTTCCTATACCAATGACACCAACTGCATCTGGTGTGTGCATTGCATTGTCATAAACAATAGTCAATGCCACTGTGGCTGGTTCGTTGGTTGTATAGTTCAAATCACCGTAGTCGGTGTTTTGCAAGAAACATCCATAGCATTCCCAGGTTTCTAAAACTACTGGAGCAGCAGCTCCGTTACCGCCGTCTAGTATTTCAATACGTGTGGTAAACTTGTAGTCAATACCAGAACGGGCACTGGCCTGCTCATGGAAATCGAACTGCTTCTGAATCTGCTGACCAACCAACTTGATAACACTACTGCTGGCATCATCTCTGAGGTTCAGCGTAATATTTTCCCAGGTGTACTTGCCTGCAATTTTGATCTTGGAATTGTAAATTTCGATTGGAATTTCTTCAAAGGAAACTTTTGGTCGAGTAACGTCCATGACCTGTTTGGTAAGTTCTGTACTAGACGATGTGCCGAAACCTAGTAAAGTAACACGAAAGCGATACTTTAGTTTCGGCATCAACATACCGGTATTTGAACCAGGACCAGATGGGTTAATCGAGTAATTTGTTAATGATGTAATTGCCATTGTCTTATGCTCCGATATTGTATTTATTCATTAAATCTCACCTGTGTTCTTGAGACGCAATGGTATGTAAATAAATTCAACGGCCTTGGTTGGCTCAATGGCAACATCTACATATAATTCATTACGATCAATTCTACTCGGTGTGTTGTTGGATTCGTCGCATACTACTGCAAAGTCATAGATAGCTCTTAGACCCACTAATTCCAGCAACAAACTTTCTACAGCTTGTTTGATCTCGTCACGAGTGATAGAATCGTTTGGCTCAAAGATATATGGACGAGCAAGTTTTGTCAACTGGCTGCGTAGATATACAACTAGACGTGCTACATTGATGCGATCTAGTGCTGATGCATTTCTTGCACGAGTCTTTTGACCATAAGCTACTAATCCTGTACCTACAAAGAACGGAATTGGATTAACTTTTAGATCATACAGTGTATCTCTCTGACCGTTGTTTAGAGCAACACTTTGGAATTCACCTGTCAATGAATCAATGTATCCCACTGCTGTGGCATTGGTAATACCGCCACGACGTGTGCCTGCTGGAGCAAACCATGGAAAGCTCACTTGGTCGCTTAGAGCAATGGTTCTCAGCATCATGTGACTAGCCGGAACCACAGCATTTGCACCTGTAAGGTCAGTAGTAAATCCATTTGGATAGTAAACCGCTGCATATTCGTCATAGGTAACAATGCCATTATCTCCGTTGTCCAGTGCTAGATTAGCATTGGTACCCCAGGTTGTTAGGCTTGTTGCATCGCTCTTTAAACGCAATGGTGTATCACCAACCACAAATGCTGTGACCTTGCGATCCAGATTCAAGTTGATTAGATTGCTAAGTGCTTCTGGATATCCAGGGCAAGCAATTAGGTTGAAGTTTCTGCGTTCTTCATCACGTGCTTCTTCGCTGGTATCAATCGCGCTCTTCAATGCAGCAACAACAGCTGATCTTTGTGCCTTACGACCAAAGCTGCCTGAACCATCTTCATTGTTAGGACTAGCTGTGGTCCAACGATCTGGCCAATATGCTTCCATACTTGGTGATCCAGATTGTCTTAGGTTGTCTGCTGTGGTGTCAATATAACCATTGTTGTATTTCTTAACGTTTCCACCGCTTCTACGTAGATTCCACAGCAACATGCCTTTTGGATATAGGTCTGGATCTGGTGCATCTGGATCTAAGAAGTCATCGGTCAACAAGTCTTTGATTGATCCAGTAGGTGCAGCAGTGGCTGAACCACCACTAGTACCTGCACGAGCATCAGCAAATAAAACACCTTCTTCTGTGGTTTGATCAGTCTTGTCAACTAATACCCATTTTTGTGCAAGTTTTGTGCCTGCGTCAGGGTTGAATTTGTATATGCTTGGGAAGTTTTCTAGATCAGCTGTGCTGATCCAAATGTCACCGCTGACTAAGGCAGTACCGTCGGTTTGTGTTTCTGGCATTGATGCAGATACAATCGGACCTTCTGGATCAGTTGTAGCATATCCTGCAAAGTTTTGATAACCTACCCATGTTGTTCCATTGTGTATCATTAGATCCACTTCGCCAAATGCAGGATTGTACCATAGTTGTCCATCTGCTGGTTCTTCTAATGGTGCATCTGGTGTAGCAGCAAATACATCATTGACTAATGGAATCCACAAAGAAGCCAGGTAACTTTCTGGTGCACCTGTGGCCAACCCACTTGACAATGCGTAGAAATTACTGGTTCCTGCACCTGTTGCTACATTGTAGGCTGCAAACAGTGTTCCAAAAGTAGTGCCTGTGACATCAGTTAATCTAATGTCGCCGCCGGTCTTGTGTGTAAGTACCAATTCGTTATTGGTTGTAACACTAGCCACCACGTTATTTGTAATGGCAGCGGCTGTTGAGTCTAGGTAACTAGCACTATTGATCAATCCTGCGATAGTAAATGCATCGTCGGCTGTGCCTGCCGCTGTAAATGAAAATGTTGTTGCTCCACTTAGTGCTACGTCACCAACAATTGATTGTTTGATTGAGAACGTTCTTGCTACTGTACTTAGTGTGCCTACAGTAATAATTTTAGATTTTATCGAAGTTGTGCCGCTGGCAGCTCTTTTCCACAATCTAAATGTGGCATTAGCCAGTGTTTCATCCATGGCATCAAAACCATTTAGTGCTCCAGTAGTAGCAGAATATGATCCTGCGTGTTCTCTGGCATTTGTTTGCACAAATAATGCATCTTTAGGAAGATTTGTGCCGCCACCTGATTTATCTAAAAAGTACAAGGCAGAGTGCGGAGTTGCGTACAAAGGTGCTTCATTGGCTACCCAAGCATCAGTACTTTGATTGTAGCGTTTTACTCTCCAACGAGCTCCATTGTTTGGCTCAGTAGTTTTTAGCCATACAGAACCTGTAGGACGAGCATTTACAGTAGATCCAAAATCTGATCTCTTAAACAATGGTATGCTGGTGTGTGGCTGTTGAGCCAGTACTGGACACATGTATGTGCCAGCCGCAATGTTCAATTTGCCAGTACCAGTACCTAGTGCAGTTCCACTGAGTACAATACCGCCAGTTCCGCCGCCAATTGCAGTGGAGTCACCGCCTGTAGCAGTAGAAGTACCGTCACTGTATAGATACAATCTGTTGTTGCGAACTTCCGCTGTGATACCGCTGCCGTTCATGAGGGTTGTAATGCTGGTTAAACAGGCAATAAGATCAACGCCTACTGTGATAGAAACATCGTTAATAATCAATGTGCCTGATAATGCACCAGTCACTGCTGCTGAGCTAAATGCTGTAGGGTGACTAGCAGCCCAATTAGGACTGCCAACTAGTACCCAAGCACCAGCATTGATGCCCATTCCACTATTGCCGTTGCTCTTGTAGTACATTCTTACCAGTTCATCATCAGCTAAAAATGTTCCGTCGCCGGCTGCTGTTTGAAACACAACAGCATAGTCACCGATTGTGCCTACTGATTCTTTAGGAGCATTGCTGTTGATATTGTCAAGATCAGCGTCTGTGAGCACTAATGGAGTTTTAGCAGTGAATTTTTGACCACTGTCTGCTAAGGCTAAACCGTTCCATTCGTTAATACCCCAAGTAGTGGTTTGTGTGTCTACCCACCATTTGCCATCAGCTGGGTCCGCTCCCGGTGCATCTGTTTTACCTTCTAATTCATTTAGGTTAATATCTGCACGTAGTATGAATGCAGAATTTGAAACACCCAACAAGCTGTAAGCAGCTAGAAGACCGTATTCGTTTCTTTCTCCACCGTGTATAGGACTGGCCGATACTGTCTTTTCAAAGAACGGTGAACCAAATGTATCAACGAGTTCTCGTTGACTTGTAACTCTAAATACCTTACCTGCATTGGCTGCAGTGGTACCCGAAGCTGTGCCTGTGCCAGCTCCGTTTATTTTGTTTTCAGCAGTGGCTACAACAATTAACGGAACCGTACCTGGTTCGGCTGGAGTATAAAAACTCTCGTCAATTACTTGTACTTCTACGCCTGGTGATGTTAGTGCCATTCGACTGTCTCCTAGGGTTAAATCAATGTACTATTATTTAGCGGCATCATTAAAAAACCCCAGGATATACAAGATTGAAAAGGGGCTGAAAAGGTGTAAATAGTTTTATGAGACCCCTTTGTAAGTGCGGACAACGACCCCGTGCTGTTAACTATAAAAAGAACAACAAGATCTACTATCGATCATTGTGCGAGATCTGTATGGCCAATGGTCTAGGCTTTGGTATTCCTAGATGGCATCGCGCTGGGTATCGAATTAAAAATCAATGTGACAAGTGTGGATTTCGCTCAACCCACAAAGAAGTTTTTAGAGTATTTCACATAGACGGTAATCTAGATAATTGTCGACACAGCAATTTAAAAACTGTGTGTTCTAATTGTGCTCAAATACTAGGCAAAGAAGGAATCACTTGGCGACAGGGAGATCTTGTCGCCGACTACTAGACTAGCCGACTGTCTATAAAGGTCGTCAATAGAACCATTGTTGTCGATTACTACATCAAAGTCGCTGCCTAACCAAGCCCACTCGCTGGCGTGTATCTTGCGCATTTTCATTGCGTTCAATCCCACGTTGTTGCCTTGATTTGCACTGACTGCATCTGCATACCAGTCGGGCAGTGTACCTCTTTGTACCCAAACAATGCTACCTCCTGCCTGTTTTAGAGATTCAATTTCATTGGGAAATCTGCAATCTGAAATTACAATATTATCTCGACTGTTGCGCAGTTTGTTTTCTAGGCTAGCAATCCATATATCATCGTGAAATGCCTTACGACAAACTTCAGTACCCCAATATTGCAACACCCATCTTGGAGTTAATGTGGGCATATCAAGTCTAGCGGCCCACCATGGATCTACTTGTTCGCGCCATTCACGGGCTTCTTTGGTACGGCCTTCTAGCATGGTTCTATCCCAACCGAATACTGATGCCACTGCATCTTTTAAAGTTGATGCAAAGCTCTCTCGTCTAAATTCGTGAAAGTTTTGTAAGTAATCTGCAACGGTATCCTTACCACTGCCTATAAAGCCGCATACACCTATAATCATAATATTCTCCAACTGTATAAAGTATACAGGAGAATACCATCGGAGTCAACCTATAATAAAAGTATATCCTTGGCCGCCCGGTACTAATTTTATCAAATCATCTGTGAGTTTTTCAATTTCAGCAGTGGCTTCTGCTTTCATTGCCGCACCGTTTAGACTGCTTCCACCTTGCGGGCCAGCAATTTGAGCAAATTTTTCACGAGCTTGACCTAGCATCATCTTGCAGTTGGCTAAACTATAGTCTTTGATCCATTGTCCTGCATAGGTATCGTCAATAATAGCAAAATCTGGTTTAGTATTGTAAACCCATAACATCACTTCTTCATCACCCCTAGGACGCTGTTGAATCATTATCTTGCGACTTTGTGGTTGCCAGGTAAAATTAATAAAAGATCCAAACATCTTGCCTACTAATTCTTGATAACCACTGAATAATTCGTAGGTTAATAGTCCGCCCATATTTGTCGAACTTAACAAATAGGTGTTGGTATAGGCCATGTTAAACGGCTCAAATACTGTGCCACCGGTGCCGTTACCACTTCTTGATCCAACTGATCTACGAAATATCTGTCGAACCTGTTGTACTTCTTTGGGTAAAATATATTCTTGCTGATTTTCTCTCAGCGTTAAAAACGCATAACTTTCTTCAACGGCATTATCTGAACGCTGTCGAAATACGCCTAATGCTCTGTTTAGTGCAGTTTCGTAATGTATGGGATCTAGCTCTACGTCAATCATGCCGTCGCCTAGCATGGCTTTGCAGTAACTAAAAACTTCTTGCTTGGATTGGTCTATTTGGCTCATACAACTATTTATCGTAGCGGTAAATATATGACTATGCCAAGACTGAGCCTTTACCGTCCTGAAAAGGGCAATGATTATAAATTTATAGATAAAAATATCTGGGAAATGTTCCAGGTTGGTGGTACTGATGTGTTTATACATCGATATCTAGGTCCCGGATCTACTGGGAATACTGCCTCTCCTACACAACCCGTATATAACACCAGTGATCCTACACAAATCCAAGACCTGCTGTTTTTAGAAAACAGAGATCGCAAGTATGATCCCGATATCTATATTATGCGAGGAGTGTACAGCCTTCAAGATCTAGATTTTAATCTAAGCCAGTTTGGATTATTTTTACAAAACGATACTGTTTTTATTACGTTTCATATCAACGACACTATAGAAAAATTAGGCCGTAAGTTGATCAGTGGAGATGTTATAGAACTGCCGCATTTAAAAGATGATCATGCTCTTAATGACTTTCAATTTGCTCTTAAAAGATTCTATGTAATTGAAGAAGTAAATAGGGCTGCAGAAGGATTCTCAGTTACTTGGTATCCGCATCTATATCGTGCCAAATGTAAACCTCTAGTTGACAGTCAAGAATTTAAAGAAATACTAGATCAAGTTGCTAATAAAGATGCAATGGTTGGTACATACAACTCTGCTGTAACCTATTATCCAGGTGATGTTGTTACTGGGTTGGATGGAAAAAATTATACAGTGCTACAAGAAGTAACTGGAGTTGCACCTCCTAATGCTACCTATTATGAACTAGCTGACAGTCTAAGAAACATAATGAGCACCTACGAAAAAGAAATGCAGATCACTCAGGCAGTGCTTGATCAGGCTGAAGCAGATGCTCCAAGAAGTGGCTCAGACACCACACAGTTTTATACTCTTACCGTAGACGCAAATCAATTACCTGTACTGGTCAGCGCAGATAACAGCCTATTAGATGCTAGTTTGGAAACTCAGGCCACTGACGAAGCAGGCAATCTCTTGTTTAATACCGACGGTACTCCTGTATACGTAGGATCCACTGCTGCCACCGCTCTATTATCGTCGGAAGTATCTGGTTATAACGGATATCTTGTTGGTGATAGCGTTCCTCCAAATGGTGCTCCATTCACAGCCGGTATAGCCTTTCCATTAGCTCCTGCAGATGGTCAATTCTGTCTTAGAAAAGATTATTTTCCATATAGATTGTTTAGATACAATGGATCAAGATGGGTCAAGGTTGAAGACCAGGTTAGAATGACCATGAGTAACTTGGGACCAAGTGATGTAGGTGTAGGTGATCAATTTGAAGGCAAGGATGTTCGCCAGACACAAAAAGCTGGATTCATCAACAATACAAATACCGACACAATAAATGGACACACTGTGAAAGAAAGACAGAGTCTCAGCAAGGCTCTTAGACCAGAGGCAGATGAATAATGGATTATTTTTACGATGCGCAAGTAAGGCGATATGTCACACAGTTTATGAGAATCTTTATAGGATTCAAATACAAAACTGGAGGTGATGTTCCCGAAGAGAGACACGTGCCTGTGTTGTACGGTGATATGACCAGACAGGTTGCCAGCATGATTAAAGACAACAGTGAAAACAAACTGTCAACGGTGCCTAGAATAGCCTGTTATATCAGCGGTCTTGAGTTGGATAATTCTAGACTCAGTGACTATAGTTATGTTAGTAAACTATCTGTGAGAGAACGGCAGTATACTACTAATCCAGCAGGCGAAAGAGAATACGGTGGTGTACAGGGCGGTGGATACACAGTAGAAAGACTCATGCCTACTCCATTCAAACTGTCTATGAAAGCAGAAATTTGGACCAGTAACACAGATCAAAAACTTCAATTGCTAGAACAGATTCTGGTTTTGTTTAATCCCAGTCTTGAAATTCAAACCACAGACAACTATGTTGACTGGACCAGCATTAGCGTGGTAGATCTCAGCAGCATCAATTTTAGTTCCAGAACCATTCCTCAGGGCTCAGAAAGTGATATTGATATCTGTACTCTAGACTTTCAAACACCTATCTGGATCAGTCCACCAGCCAAAGTTAAGAAAATGGGAATTATTAAAAACATCATCATGAATGTATTTGGAGAATCGGGTCAATTGTTGGGTCTAGAAGATCTCATATTCAATGGTGACGGTGCAACTACCCAAGTACGAAACACAGTGGATCGATTTGGTGTATTGCTGATCTTGAACAAGGCCACAGGATTCTATGATCTCACTGTGCTAAATGTCTACGAAGCAGTGATAGCCTTGGGATTAGATGAGACTCTGTACAAAGGCAATCAACAAAGATTAGATTGGTACAAGGTATTAGAGCTTCACGGCGGGTATACAGGTACTAGTAGAATACATTTTACACAGCCCAGTGGTTATGAAGTCACAGGAACATTCACAGTAAATGAAATTGACCCCACATATCTAGTGATAGATCTTGATATGGACACAGTCCCTACTAATACATTATTACCGGTGACTGCTATCGTTGATCCCTACAAGTTTAGCCCTATTGAAAAATTTGGAAGTATTGCCGCAATTCCTGTAGGCACAAGATATCTAGTATTAGACGATGTCAATAACAGTGCCAATGTAGGACAGCACGTGGAAAATGCGGGCTGGAACAACTTTGATTCTGGATCAACTGCCTACGACGGCCCAGATGCATGGAAAGATCTCATAGGTAATGACACTGTGATTAAGGCCAATTCTATAATTCAATGGACCGGTACTGTATGGCAAGAAACGTTTGACCCTAGTATAGTGACAACTATTCAGTATTTCACCAACTTGACCACAGGTGTGCAATACAAGTGGGACGGCACACAATGGTTACGATCATTTGAGGGCGAATACGCTGCCGGATATTGGAGATTTGATCTAGACGCTTGATAAGTATCTAGATGCAACAACGTGCCGGTCTACTGTTTCTAAGTAAAAACACCAAAAGAATTCTTCTTATTTTAGAAGACGCCAAATGGACTGTGCCTACATTTGTGAGAAACAGCAGTCTATTAGAAGATGCTGAGCCGTTGTTAAATAATTTTTCAGTGGGTAAAATTTTACCCATAGAATTGTATCTCAGTGAGGATCGTGGATTTGAATACGGCACATATATCTGTCTAGTTGATGATGAATTTCTCACAACATCATCTGCTACTATATGTTGGGCTGCGTTGAATCACTTGCCTAAACAATTGCACACAGGTTTAAAAAACACACTGAGTAATACCATAATTCGTACAAAAATTGAAACTATATTGGAGTTAGAAAATGTCAAGCATACTGCAAAAATCTACTAGATTTATCAAAGACTGTGAAAGATATGAATCAGTGATAGCCACCATGCCAGAGGGCAATGTAAAAAATGAAACTGTGCAATTGTTGCAAAAGTTATCTTATAGCATTAAAAAACTTGATAACATGCATCTAGAAATGATATACTCTAGACAGTTGCCAACTATGGGCAATGAGATGAAACAAGAAATATCAGATTTACGAAAAAAATTAGAAACTAGAATTAGAGACTGGTCGCAGACTCAGAAAAATTAAATACTAATAAAGTTTTTAACTACAATAGTACCTACCATAGCAGCATGAACGCTACACTGATATCTGTAGTTGCCGGAAATATCACTTGGGATTTTCCAATACAGTGTACCAGATGTTTGTCCTTGAGCTGCTGATTCTATAGTCACCGTGCCTCCTGTAGTAACGTGAATCAATCCAGTGTTGTAATTTGTGCCTGCATTATTCTGTATCAAGAAAGGATGACCAATTACATTGAGATTAAAAGCTATAGTAGTACCATTTATTGCATATATTGTAGGGTCGTCACCACCGTATTGATCAAATCTGTACGCACTGGCGCCGTTATTGGTTACATTTAGTCTTGTAATTGCTGGTAGATAAAATTGGTCAATGGTAAGGTCTGCACGATCACTCAGCCCAGTAAACACTGTAGCGCCTGCCGATGCAGTACTAGTGATTGTCACAGTATCTGTAGCAGCATTAGTTGTAAGTGTTATACCTGTACCAGCCACTAGTGTTAGCGTATCTGAGGACGAATCCGCTACCACTGAACTTTGACCAGCTATCGCTATAGTTGCAAAACTATCAGATGCTGCGCCACCTCCAGCAACTGTAGCCCATGTGTTGTCGCCTCTTAGATATGTAGTAGCATCTCTTGTGCCTGCTGTGCCTAACCTTAAGACCGGAACAGTGCCGCTGCTTAAATTTGTAGCATTTAAGGCGGTAAGATCTGGGCTGCCGCTAATGACATTCCAAGCAGTGCCGTTATAACGCCACGATTTTTGATCAACGGTGTAGACTTCATCGAGTGTTGGACTGTTAGGAAAATTTATAGGCATTTTTTAATCTCTTTAAAATATTTATCAACGACCCAATCTCAGTTTTAGACCACTGGTAATATTGAGATTGGAAAGAATTTTTCTTGACCCTATCCTAAATCTAGCATCGAATGGTCCTTGATAAAGCACTCGAGCATCGCCGCCTTCGAGACTTTCATAGTCCAGCCAATTGGCTGTATTAGTAGTAGTTGATTCTGTACCAAAATAAAAATCGGCAGCGTCTTGTGTTTCTAAAGATTGCAGCCATGCTTTGACTTCTACCCAGGTCCAATCTCTATTCCACTCTAACACAGTGGCTATAAGTCCTGTGGCCACAGGGCAGGCAGCACTAGTTCCACTAAAAGCAGCATCGGTAGCATTTCCAGAATTGTAGCTTAGAGCAGCGTAAGTGTCGGGTCTTGGCCAATTTGTGCCATAGCCTCTATTAGCTGCCAACGTGCCATCTGCAGGAGCATATACGTCTATGCTGTTTCCCCTATCGCTGTAAGAAACTTTGGCTTCTTTTGAAGTTTTATAATCATCATCCAATGCACCTATATTGATCACAGGATAAATCACTGTGCCGTTGACATCGGTGTATTTGCCGCCTGCTTGAGGGAATCCTCTTCTATTTGTTGTGCCAAATACTGCAACGCCAAATTCAGTAAACGTAGAATCGGCCAGGCTTCCGCCATTAGTAGTGGTAATAAAATTGTTAAAGTCTGGATGACTGCTATTCACTTGTTTTTGATTGCTGTTGCCGGAAGCTGCAACAAAAATTACTCCAGCAGCAATCAATTCATCTTGTGCTGTAGTCAATGAATTTGTTTTCATTTCACTTTTCCAACGGCCGCTATCGCCCTGTGTGCCCATATGACTCAGCCAATTTATCCCTACTTCAGTAGTATAGGCAGTGTTACTTGTTGATCTATGAGTGTAATAATAAGTTGATCCGCCGGGATCTTTGTTGGCTCGATAGCCCCAGCTATTGCTTGTTATTGTGGGATTTCTAGTATTAAAAAGAGGGTTTACTGGCTTTACTGTATGGAATATTTTCATCAGATCGAACCCCTCTTCTATGCCTATCCCTAAGCCTCCGTATAGATCTAATACCCATTTATTGGAATTATAAGCCCAGCCTTGTGTCCTACCAAAGGTCAGAGCAGCACAACATGTGCCGTGATCGCCTTCGTTAGATAATGCAGCATTAGTACCATTGCAGTTTGCTCTAGTATAATTAGAAGTAACACTCACTGTTCCTGCATTCGCAAACTGTGTGCTGCGTTGGGAACTGGTTGACCACCATGATCTTGCCACTGATTCCACAGGAACCGTGGTGCCGTCCCATCTAGTGATTAATCTTGACGCGGCATTAGCATTGAACCAATCTGGATCTATGTAATATGGAGCATCTAGAACTAGATCTAATAAATCACAGGTGCCGTTGCCTGGAAGTAAATTACCTCCGACATAGCCACTGGGCTTTGGCACAGCTTCAAACGGACTAGAATCGGACAAACTATTACTTTGAAATTCTGGGTGCCCAATCCAGGTGCCGTCATCCGCAACTATGACATCTATGTTCTTGCCCGTGCCGTATTGTGGAATGTTGATATTGACCACTGCATTGTCTGCTAGTGCAGCATCTACCCAGGGATCTAATTTTTGTATGCATCTATAAAGCTGATATCCGGTTCTGTTGACGTCTGACGTATCAGGAGTGGGGGGCAACGTGTCAGAAACAGAAAATTCTCTGTAATTTTTCACCGAATCTGTATATCTGTTTACTAAATCTGGTCTTACTGAATGCAGTTCGTCGGGCGGTGGTTTGAATTCAGCGTAGCGTTTATAATCTATGTTAATGAATTTTATTCTTGGATCAGTTTTTAACTGTTCTGCTTCTGCGTCAGTGAGAAGATACGTGCCTCGAGTTAAACTGTGCAGTTGATCATCTACGCATTCAATTCCTCGAGAAGGAACAGATTGACTAACATGCCCCGTCGAAATTAGTTCAGCATTTAGCTCGTCCCATTCTGCTTCAGTATGAGTTGCTAATTGATAATACTTTTCCATAGATTAATGCAGATCTACCCAAACACCTGCTGCTCGAACTTGTAGCTTATTGGTAGTTGTGTTATAGATAACATCGCCGTTGGCTGCTATCAAAAGATCTCTTTCCCCAGATGTAAAAGACGCCATTTTCAAAGGGCTTGCAGTTATTTCTACACGGGTACCAGCTGTTAATTGTATTTCACTGTCTGAAAATAATTCAGGAATACCAGATCCCTGACTTGAAAAATTGCCAGTTAGTACAATGTCTTTTACAGTTAATTGATTATTCACTGACAAATTCAATGCAACATCAACACTGTTATCTATCACAAGATTATTTTGCACAGTGACATCAGATTCAAAAATCACCGCGGGCGTAAATATTATAGCGGAAGAATCCGAAGAGTCTATAGTGGTAACAGCAAAGGTAATATTGCCTGTAGAACCACCACCAATGATTGTGATGTTGCCCGAGCCATCGGAGGTTGTAGTAATGCCGCCGGCTCCAGAGAATCGAACTATACTGCCTGATGTAACTGGGTTTAATGTAGAGTCGTCTGCTTCTACATTTAATACAAATGTTGCGGCCGATACAGCTGAATTAACAAATGCTGTAGTGGCTAATCCTGCTGTGGCAGGCAGTGCTGCTACTGTGGAATTTACATAAGATATTGTGGCTAAATTTGTAATATCAGGATACGGAGATACTGGTTGGATCCATTGACTGCTGGATCCGTCGTTAAAGTAAACATATAGTATACCAGTATTAGTGTCTAACCACAAATTTCCGCTAGAAGGAGATACAGGTACACTGCTACCTACTGAAACTGTGGTATTTCCACCACCACTTACTCCTGCTAAATTAGCTTTGGAAAGAAAGTCTGAGTTAGTAACGTTAGTTAAATCTGCTTTTGCTAAACTTACGCCGCCGACTGTCGATCCGTTGTAAATTCTAAGAGTGTTAACTGTTTGATCGTAAAAAACTTCGCCCCTCGATCCTGAATTTCTATTTAAAAATCCAGAATCTCTAGGAATTATTCTTACTGCATCGAATACGGGTATTTTGGCCATACTATTATTTATTTAAATGTAACGCATGTTTGATAGATACTTTATGTATTTTTCAATGCCTGCATTAATTTGAATAAAATTTTCAACATTTACTCCTGAACTGATTAGTAAATTAGTATCAGCAAGGGTGTTAATTTGATACTGATTTTTAAGATCAGCTGGCATATCTATGAATTTTTTTGTTCCTGACCCTGTATGATCTATTATTGTATCCGCAATAGTTTCAAAATCTACCCTATTACCAGAGCCTAAATCATAAATTCCGGGTTGATAATTGTTATACATAAAATGGTATATGGTCTTTGCCACGTCCTCTACCCATATAAAATCTCTAAAATAATTCTTACTGTTTTCAAATATTTTTATTTCTCCAGTCTTGTTGAGTTGATCAAACCAGTGTAGAATTGAAGAAGCCATTCTGCCCTTGTGATATTCATTGGGTCCGTATACATTAAACAGTCGAAGAATAACTCCGTCTATTTCATTCTCGCTGAGTAGTTTGCTAAACGCATATTGATTCATCGGGCCTTGGCCGTTACCGTATACTGCTGCACTTGAAGTAAAAATAAAAGGTATGTCACGTTCTTTACAAAATATATTCCACTTTCTTGTTGATTTAATATTTGAGGCATAAATTGAACTCCAATTTTTTTCTAAAGTGTTCGAATTAGCACCAATATGTATTACTCCGGTGATATTTTCATTAATAAAGTCAACATCATCTATCGATAACAGCCTTTTATACTGTTTACCGATTAAATTTTTATATTGATTTTCATAAGGCAAATCATCAACTATAAGAATATCAGTTATTTGTTGAGAGTTTAAATATCCCAACACCACGCTGCCAATAAAGCCACCCGCACCTGTTAATACTATCATAAAATTTCTTCTAATGTCGGAGCATAGCATCCAACGTGTTGAACTGTAACAGCGGCAGCTTGGTTGGCAAAATCCATTGCTCTTGTTATATTTTTAGTGTGTAGGTAATTGTAGGCTAGTGCAGCAAGAAAAGTATCTCCTGCACCTGTAACGTCTACTACCTCTACTTTTGGTGCCTTGGAACTATACTGCTGATGTATAGCATCTGCACCACTAGGACCACGTGTAACAATAAGTCCACTGCATTCACTTTTAATTTTGCTATACTCTAGTTCATTAATTTTAACCCATGCTCCTTGAAAACGATCTAAGTCTGTTTTCTTTGTATCTACAAATACAGGAATTTTGGTTTTAATTAATTGTTCTATTAGCTCATAGCTAACGGTTCCTTTATTGTAATCACTAATTACAATAGCATCGTAGTTGTCTAAATTGTAGTTAATTGTTGCCGATGTAGAGATTACATCATTGTCAATTCTTACAATCTGTTGTTTACTTCTAATATCAATTAATCTAGTCTTTGTACTGTTTTCTCCGTATACAGAATAAACTTTGCACCCTAGGGTTACTAGATTATTACAGACATTTCCGGCCATGCCGGGTCTGCTTTCTTCGTGACTAAATTTAAATACAGGAACTGGAGCTTCGGGACTAATACGATCAACAGTACCATATTGATATATGTCTGTACAATTATCCCCTATGAGTAATATCTTGTATTGCTTTGGTTGTTGAGTATGGTTCAACTCTGTCATAAAATTTTATCTCTTTACAATATTCTGCACCTATTATAGGTCTGTCCCGATAGTCACTGCCTTTGACCATTACATCAGGTTTAAAATCTTTGATTAGATCTACGAGTTCTTGATCAGTGTTAAAAATTTCTACTCGATCTACAAATTTCAATGCCGATAATAAATTTAAACGATCGTATTGTGAATTTATCGGACGATTATTATCTTTCAACTGTTTTACTCTGATATCACTATCTATAGCTACAAGAACAAACGAATTAGGATAACACCTTGCATATTCTAAAAGTTTTATATGTCCTAAGTGAACGATATCAAACGTTCCGTTTACAAAAATCTTAGTCATTTAATAATATATTTCGAATTTCTTCAAAGTTGTTTTTGTATAGTAAACCAATACCACCAACACTATTCCATTCGTGAATATTGCTGGTACGATCATCGATTAAAATATCGCCGGGCATACAGTGTGTGTGTTTGTCTTTGCTATACGGACCAAACATAACAGGAATATCTGAGTAGTGTTCTTGTATCCATAATACTTTATCATAAAAAGCCCACGAAACGTCATTAGCTTTAGGAACCGCAGTCAAAAACAACAGTTGATATTTGTTCTTTTTGCAATATGTTTTACAAAACTCTACAATTATATCGGCTTCTTTTGTTTTTTTTAAATTTCTATAAAGTCTAGGATTTTCTTTTAATACATTCCAATCCTCGTCATCCCATCGATCGTGAACAATCTGTTGTTTATTTAAAATTTCGCTAGCATAACCGTTAAAGTCTGCTACAACACCGTCCATGTCTAAGTACAAAGTTGTCATTGTTGACTGTCTCCTGGAAATATTCTAAAATTATCTTCAACTGAATCTGGCGTACTGACTTCAAAAATACTAGAATTTTCTTCTAAAGATTCTACCTGATGGGGTAACATAGGCGGGTTATGCCATATGTCGCCTTGCTTTAGTATTTGTTCGGTTACATTTGTTGTGTTAGTATCTAATATTCTTAATTTAAAACTACCAGAATTAATAAACCAAGTTTCGTCTTTTTCTTTGTGAAGGTGCATAGAAAACTTTGATCCAACTTTTTCAAATACCATTATTTTTCCGCAATATTTGTCAGTAGTTGCCCAGATTAATTCGTGGCCCCAACCTTTCTTAACAAATCCCGTTAGTCTCATTTTATTGCCTGTATCCTATTAACTATCAATAGTTTCTACTCTTAAATTTCCTGATATAGAAATCCTATAATCGTCCGACGAATAAAACGGATAAACAGTGTGCATCATTTTTGCAGGAAACAATATCATTCGACGTTCATACGACTGATCGGTTGGAATGCACCACGGTGCAATCTGTCCTAATGCGTCTGTATAATGAAAGAGAAAACTACCCGGAACTCGAAAATGTTCCGGGACGTGTGAAGTATATTTTTTTTCTTCTTCTATAGTATAAGGAATTTTTACATATATTACAAAACTAAAATCGCCAGAATGATTATGTAATGGATTGAACTCATGTTTTTTTTGAAAGTTGATCCAGACGTCGTCCATTGACAATTTAGATTTTTCAGGAATTTTAAATGATGGATATACTATTTGGTATCTCGATGACATTTGTATTGCTAAAGTTTCAATAAGGACATGAGTTTTTTTTATCAAATATTCGTGTTTAATATGCCCAATTAATGTATCATTCATGGGCTGTGCTTGACTAAAGTTTTCTTGTATTTCCAATGCTTCTTCTAAGATTGGTAAAAATTCGTCATCCGATAAATCACATCCCATAAAACCTACATTAGGGAAATTGCAGTGATAGATATTATTCATATATATTTCTTAATCTATTATAGAAATCCAGTCAACTATCAAATGTATTCTATCGTTGTCACTGTTATTTTTAACACTATGAATCTTGTTAGTATTATTAATTTCCCATATTTCTCCAACTTTCATATGCATTATTTCATCCCCAACTCTAAACTCACATTGATCATTTGTAATAAGCGGAATATGCATTCTATGACAAGCATCTAAACTAATGCCAGAATCTATATGTTCTGGTATAACACTATTAGCTGTTAAGTTTACCAAAATTGCCCTGGTTATATATCCAAAACCTAATTTTTCTTCAAAGATTGCAGTCAATACTTTTATCTCATCGGCAAAACGTTCAAAACCGGGATGATAATTTACATTTTCTGATTCAAAATCTTTACTAAAAATTAAAGGAATAGTCAGTGTCTTTGCATGAACATCAAAAGTTTCTTGTCTAAATGTAAATTCTTTCCAGACATTGTTATCAATACTTGTTAATTTATTTTTTAAATTTTCTATATTTAAATTAGCTATAAATTTAAAATTAAAATTGTCTAATTCAATTAGTGTATAGCCACACTCAGATAACACTGCTATTTTTTTAGAAAATACAGAATTTATAATTTTTAATTGTTTGTCCGATAATTTTTTAATTTGCAACTCATTCATATTTAAAATCTTTGAAGAGTATCCTTTGGTGTTAAAAATCCTGTTGTTATCTATTCTGGTAATGTTTAAATATTCTTCTATCTGTTTAACAATTTCGGCAGTATTATTTGTTAGATCTTCGTATGTAAAAACTAAATCATTTAAATATGTTTCACTGTGTTCGAGTTGTATTTCTAAACATCTAATTGCATGAGTAGCTGCATCTATTAGCGAGGCGGCCGGATTTGCACGCAAGATGCTTTCGACCATAGCGTAAGGATTCCTAATCATTATTATGAACTTTGTATCTTCGAACTCTTCAGCTAACATATCAGCTCGTAATATATCTGGAGGACTTTTTTGTAAAAATACAGTTGCATTCGGATTTGAATTATTCCAATGAAAATTCCACTGGCGTTTAATTATTTCCCACTCATAATTTTTTTTGTTTCTAAATATATCTTCTTTTTTAGTAAAAAAATGAGCAACGCCATACTGGTAGGCAAGTGGTCCAACAAAATTCTCGCAAAACTGTCCTTCACCTGGTAAAATTGCAACATCGGGAGAAGTTGCAATTAGATCATGTAATATAGAACTGCCGCTGTTATTGGGAACTAATAGAAATAAATGCATTTTTGTAATCCTCTAAATTGTCAAAATTCCAACCCATACTTAAATTAACCCTACTGTCAGTAGATAGTATTGTGGTTCCATGAGCAGTGTGTGACGGACTAAATGCCCAACCATCACCTGGTAAAATCTTGTAAAGTAATCCATCTATAATTGGATTGCCACTAAACTCTGGTTTTTCCATAATTAAATTAATTCTTAGATGAAACGGACCATAATCGTCCTTATGGCGTTGTATGTAACTTGGTGCAATATTATAAGTAATGATATTTCCAATCTTGGTATCGGGAGAACCGTTGTGTTGATTAAATATTTTGTTAAATGATGTAATAATATCATTGATCGGTTCAAATTTGTTATCTAGAATTCGATAACGCCATCGATTGGCGCCAGCCATATTTTTTGACATTTTGCCTTCTTCGAATAATGTGCGAGAATATGTTGCAATTTGATTGCAAGTTTCAGCTGACAGAATATTTTTAAAAACGACTACGTTTTGAAGTATGTCTGAAAATTTCTGGATAGAATAGTTTGTAAAATTCAATGTTGTCATCTATAATTTCCTGGTTATGTGCGCCCAAAATTGAATAGTCTGGCTCTCGATATACAATTTCTTTACCCACTGTATGATCAACATACGACCAATATGCCGAATCATATTCTTTTATTTTATGATTTAAATTCGTGAAGTCATGTTGAAAATGATCATAACCTAACGAATTATATAATGATGTTATTGTAGTCTGCGGATCTTTAGTAAGATCCTCGTAGCGTATAACGATAAAATCGTCAGGATATTTTTTATAAAGATCATAGAACTTTGGAAAAAACGGTAAACAAATGCCAAGAGCACTCATAGGATTTTTAAGCCAAAATTCTATTCTATCTTTTTGATTTAATCGATGAGGAGTAAGTCCTTGGTATTCGGGTAAAGAAAATCTTAGATACGGAAATTCGGGTAAAAGTTTTTCAAAACTTAATATAATTCCTCGTAGATCTCGAACACAAAAAATAAATTTTGCTTTTGGATATATTGTTTTTAACTCGTCATAAAACATTATCCAAGGTCTACCTTTACTAAACACCACAGGTTTATCGGTTTCGGCGTCGTGCCAACCTCGAATTGCGCCTTCTAACATTCCGTAAAATCGTTTTTTTAAATTCTTGTGATCGGTAGATGTAAAATCTGACTGCGGACCCATATTTTTTACAATAGTCTCGACAATGTTCGGAACTGGAGTAGTTCCAGTAGCATAAAAATTTGGATTTTGATCAAGAACAGCAGTCAGTGTTGTAGAACCGGTTCTCGGAAGCCCTATAATAAAATGTATATCTTTCATCGTAGCGGTCTTCCTTTTATCCAGGTAACTAGCGCCCATCTTTCGCCGTGTGTAACTGGCAACACTTCATGAAACGCCAACGACGGAAACAACACAACTTGACCTTGCTCTTTGGGTAGTGTAATATCAGTTCTAAGATATAATATTAAATCGCCACCTTCAAACTCAGACGGGTCCGACAGTAATGCGGTATAGGATATTTTTCGAGTAGTGAAATTACCTCCAAAGTCACTATGTTTGTTATAATGGTCTTGGACTTTAGAGAGCGGATCGAATTTATATTGTAATAATTCTAGTGTCTCAATAAGATTAACATCTAGATTCCAAAAGTCTTTGTTAGCTGTTAACAGAGTATTACAGACTTTGGTGTATATCCAACCAAATTCTTCGTTATTAGGTATAAGCCATCGATTAACTTTCCTAAAAAATGTATCTATGGTTGCACCTTCCGAATTAATCTCTGCTGGAACAAGCTCTAAACTATTGCTTGCTTTTTTAATTCTTTCACATTCAGACGGTGTCCACATAAACTCTCTAGCAGGTTGCGGAGTATCCTTGTTAATTAATAAATAATCTATCCATTGTTGATAAGCATTATCAATATAGAGCATTATTTTTTTTCCAGCAATAAAGAAACTTCAGGTAGGTACAAGTATTTTAAATCACTTTTTCTTAAAGTGCTTAATGCATCATCGATAGTTTCTACTAGTGGATCTCCGCCTAGGTTAAAACTTGTATTGAACAAAATTGGCACATTGCTTAATTTATTAAATTCTTGAATTAACTTGTAGTAATGAGGATTCTGTTTTTCTGTAACAGTTTGAACTCTGCAAGTATCATCCACGTGAGTAATAGACGGCACAACACCTAACTTTTCTTTTCTTACATCTACTGCATACATCATAAACGGACTTTCTTCCATTCCTGCCATATCAAACCATTCGTGTACATTTTCTTTTAGTACAGTACCTGCAAATGGTCTAAACCACTCACGACGTTTAACTTGATTAACAATGTCTTTGCCGTTAGGCACAGTAGGATCAAACAAAATACTTCGATTTCCCAATGCACGTGGGCCGGCCTCACTTCCGCCTTGGAACATACAAACAATATTTTTATTTCTTATGAGACCGGCAATGTCTGCGTACGATACTGTAGTTGCTTTAAAATCATCTAATTCTATTAATTGATTAACATCAATAGTATATTTTGGCCCGTGATATATATTAGTCTGCGGATGTTTTACGTCATTTTGAAATTCTTTAAAATGTACAAGTCTCGCAGCACCGATCGATGTACCGGCATCGTGACTAATAGGCTCCACATACAAGTTAACATCTGCCGGGAGATTTTTCTTATAGAAATAATTTGCCACACAATTTAAACCGTATCCGCCTGCAATAACTACATTTTTATTGCCCGATAATTCAATTCCTTTTTTAATTAAATTAAGTACTGCGTGTTGTGTATCTAATTGCAATTTATAAGCAAGATTTTTTTGATTGATCAACGTAGTATCAGCAAGAAACTCGTAATTATTTGTATTAATATCTGCCGCGGAGGGAATAGTAGGAGTAATTAAATTGCGATTGCTTGCTCCATTGGATAAGAAAAAATCTGGAATTCTATTATCCGCTTCGCCATAAGGAGCAAGACCCATTGTTTTTCCAGCTTCAATGGCTGAAAATCCACAATATTGTGTCACAGCTTCATAACATTTTACGATTCCTGGTTGATCGGCGATCCAGCACTCGGCAGTCTCAACGTTTTCTATCTTGATATGTTGTCTTGCTGTTCCGTAATTTGTTTGATAATTTTTGTAAAGTGGGGTAAAGTCAGTGGGATAGTTACAGTTAATAATTGATTCAGCTTCCCAGAATGTAATTGGCATGCCTGTATTATTAGTACCATCATACCTCGATCCAGCGCCGTCGACAATAATAGCAACAGCACTGTCAAACCCACTATTGTAAAATGCGCAGGCAGCATGCAGTTGATGATGAATATGTCCCATCAAATATACTGGAGTATTGTGATCAATAAGATGGTGTTTTCTCAAAAGTTCTACATAGACATTATTTGAACACCAGTCTGATTGAGGAGCACTATTATCTGTGTGCGCTATAGCAACAGCATCTATTCGATCTGTAAATTTTTTAGTTTCTTCTAATGCTCTAAACGGAGTTCCGTCATGTTTATGTCGTGTTAATCTTTCTTCTTCTATATAAAATAGTTGTTCGCCGTTTTTAAGTAGGCAAACACTGCTGTTATGTCCTCTAGACATTCCTAAAATATAAGTATCTTTCATTTTATTCTATTCTTCCTAACAAATTTAATTTAAGAGCACATGTTATTCTTAGCACATTATCGTTACTCGGGGCAGATCCAAAGTGCTGATATTTACTAGGGAAGCATACCACTTTCCCCGGTTCAAAATTTATTTTTGCAATTTCTCCATTGGGCAATCTTATTTCAGTTTGCCCGGTTGGATCATTCCACAATTTATTAACATAATACACGAGCGTGTATTTGTTGTCAATATCATAATCTCCAGAATATAAGTCTACGTGCCAACAGGTTTGCTGATCTTTAGTCTGCCCGTTTAACACACAACTCATCATTTCGAACTGCATTTGATATTTTTTTGAAAACTTAGCTAAAATATATTCAGCAAAAAAATTATGAGGGCCGTCTTGTTCATAAAGAGTTGACCCCCATATTAGATTGTCTTTGTTTAATGCTGATTTTCTTCCGTAAAACCAAGGAACAGATTCAGTGCAATAATTATCAAACATTTCGATGAATGTTTCATCAAATAATTCGTTGTCAACTATATACATTGTATTAACAGCATGATGATTGAACTGGCTTCTCAGCAATTTGAGTAGGCGGTAGTAGTATATCCTTGGCTGTTTTTTTCTCAATATCTATTTGTATTTGTTGATACATACTGCTGATTTCGTCTTCACTAAAATCCATTATGGTATCGTTGGCTCTATCAGCTAGATCAATATCTGGCACAGAATCTGTTATACGTATTGGACTGTACATTTTTTCCTGATCCTTTTCCAAGATTTGGAAATGATTTTGATATGACACATTTTCTACAAATGTACTACCCATAATAACTGTGCCTGGTTTGTTAAAGCTTCTTGCCATATGCTGTCCGCTACTATCGCAACCTATAAAATAATTACAAGTTTCAATCAGCGCCATATATGTTCTGATATTTAAATTAGCTGGTTTAAACGACCACTTGTCTTCAGCTACTGGGAATTCACTCATTACTATTACGCAATAGTATTCACTCAATCGTTTGGTTAATTCTAAATATAATTCTTTACTAAAACTTCTGCTAGATTTATCATATAAAAATTCATTTTCGTAAATTACACTTCTTCCAAACGGTTGTACTATTACTACTTTATTTTTTCCTGAGGCTAATTTTGCTTGATTGATAATATTGGCAGCATACACTTCTTCTTCTTTATTGAGATATAAATTAGGAATGGTTAGATCTGAATGATCTGTAGTATTATTAATGATTTCATCAAATGCTTCTATAAGGTGAGATTTTTGATTGAAATAACTATTGAGCCTGTATGGTTCGGGGGTAATAATTTCGCAGTGTTTAAGTTGATCTTCGAATAAATTCTTTGTCCAAATTGGATAAGTTTTTCTATAGAGATATGGATGTCCTTGAAAGGCCTCTACTGTGCCTTCTACTACAATAATAAAATCATCAGTAGTAGCATAAAGTTTTTCTAATGCAGGAATTGAACATATTTGTCTTCCTAATCCTCCATTAATAAAAATCGCTTTTTTCATTGGTTTCCTCTATTAAACTATCTTATATTTATTTTGTTAATTTTTCAGTATGTTAGATTGTGAATGCGAATTTCTCAATTGTGCAAACTTGTCATACAGCCCAAGATTATGTAAATTCTGATAAAATGAACTTAGATGCCAAGTACCAAAATCTTCATTTGATGCTAACTTTGAATTATTCAATTTTGAATAATCTATCATTTCTATAAATTTTTTATTGTTTATAGCTTGTTTCATATTAGTTTCACCTTTGGACTTTGCAAATTTCCAAAAATTTGTGTCAAACTGTGATCCTGCAAAATAATGCAACATAATAACATTTTCTATTTCTGTTATGTGTTTATTATAATATTGATTGGCCACTGTTTGATCTAATTTGTTGAACCACACATCGTAAGCCAATCTGTTGATGTTGTCCATAAATGAAATCGATGTTGCCTCTAATGGTTCTAGAAAGAATGACGAGTTTCCATTGTATGCAGCTCGGCCATCGAAATTATTTTTTTTATAATAATTTTGAAAACTGAACGAATTAGTATGATCACTGGGAGTTAATTTATAATCTTCAAAAATGTGTTTTACATCTTCTTTAATCTCGTCCAACGAATTAATATTGTTGTTATACAAATAACCAATTGAGCATCGATTTTGCAAGGGAATACCAAAAACCCATCCATATGGTCTTGCAAGTGTTAAGGTGTACTGGAACTTGGCATAATCCCAATAGCATTGTGTTACATAAACTGAATTTACCGGAATAGACTCCGACATCGTATAATCGTTATAACTGTTAGGTTTTCCAGCACAATCTAGTATGTATTCACTGTCAATGTCTTTATGATCGATGTGATTTTCAATTATGCGTAATCTTGGGTTTCTAGAAATTGTTTTTAGAATGTGTTCTTGTAACTTTATTGCATTAAAGTGATAACCAACACC